AAAACTACAGACGGCAAGAACTATCGGCGGAGTTAGCTTTGATGGTACTGCGAATATTAATTTACCTGGTGTTAACGTTGCGGGTAATCAGAATACATCCGGTAACGCGGCTACAGCGACCAAGTTACAAACCGCTAGAACTATAAATGGGGTGTCGTTTGACGGTTCTAAAAACATTGAGCTAACTCCAAGGTCTATAGGCACGATCAACTCAGCAACAATGTCTTTTAGTGGTGGTGCCGGATGGTTCAAGCTGGCAACTGTAACCATGCCACAGGCCAGTTCCGTGGTTTACATAAGCCTGATTGGTGGTGCAGGGTATAACGTTGGCTCCCCGCGGCAAGCTGGCATATCTGAGCTGGTTCTGCGTGCAGGAAATGGGAATCCAAAAGGTATTACTGGTGCATTATGGCGACGGACCTCGGTTGGATTTACTAATTTTGCATGGGTGAATACATCCGGTAATACCTATGACATTTATGTAGAAATAGGTAATTGCGCCACAGGTGTTAATATCCAGTGGGATTATACAAAGAATGCAACTGTACAAATTCATACATCACCAACTTATACAGCGAATAAACCAACAGGCCTGACAGATGGAACTGTATATGTAATTTACAGTTCGCACATTAAACCGACCGCCACGGATGTCGGCGCATTACCAATAACCGGAGGGAATCTCAACGGCGGTTTAACGGCTACTGGTGAGATCATTTCAAAATCGGCGAATGGTCTGCGCATTGCCTATGGCAACTATGGATTCTTTATCCGAAACGATGGTTCAAACACATACTTCATGTTGACCGATTCGGGTGACAGCCTGGGAACCTATAATAGTTTAAGACCGCTTACCATTAACAACGCCAATGGTGCTGTTTCAATCGGTAATGGTTTAACTGTTTATGGTTCTGTTGGTCTGGGTACTGCAAATGCTCTTGGTGGTAACTCTATCGTCCTTGGCGATAATGATACTGGTTTTAAACAGAATGGTGATGGCATTCTTGATGTTTACGCTAATAGCAATAGAGTATTCCGCTTTAAGAATGATGCAGCTTTTTCTTTAAAAAAATTGCTGGTCGGAGATAGTAAAACTTTTTCATTATCAAGTGCAAACACATCCACTAAGAACGTAACCTTTAATCTATGGGGTGCCTCTACTCGTCCTGTTGTAGCTGAATTAGGTGATGATTCAGGATGGCATTTTTATAGTCAGAGAAATACTGATAACAGTATAACATTTGCTGTAAATGGTCAGGTGTCCCCCGCTAATTATGGTAATTTTGACTCGCGCTACACATTAAAAACGGCTTGTGTGACAAGCGTAAGAATGGGATCTGCTGCCAGTTATAAACCATCAAGCAATGGTGTTTCTTGGACTCAGAATCTAGGAAGCGGACTGGTTATGACAGGTATTATTGTTCAAGAAACAGGAAGTCATTCAGCTGACAATATCGGCGGGATTTATTATCGACCGGTTCAATATTGTATCAACGGAACATGGTACACAGCAGCATCAGTATAATGAGAGAGCATATGAATAACTTTAAAAATTTCGCACCATATACGCCAGGCGAAGATAAAAGAGAGCTTGTTGATGCAGGAGTTTTATTCCTGTTGGATGAAAACGGTAACGACTGGTATGAATGTCAAAAGTTATTTTCGGAATGTACAAAAGTAATTGCGTATGATAGCAACAATATCGTTGTCAGCATTACAGATGACGCCTCAACCCTTTGGCCCATAGGACTATCTGTAGCAGAAGTGGATAGTTTACCTGAAGATGTAGATATCGACGGTGGTTGGGTGTTTAGAGACAACTCTGTTGTTAAACGCATATATTCTGATACGGAGTTACAACAGCAAGCTGAATCAAAAAAGGCTGCCTTACTTTCACATGCCGAATCAGTAATTGTAACTCTTGAGCGGGCGGTTAAATTGAATATGGCAACAGATGAGGAACGAGCTAAACTGGAGGCATGGGAGCGTTATAGCGTGTTGGTTTATCGCGTAGATACAGCTAAACCAGAATGGCCAGAAGAACCGTTGTTGTGAAGTGAAGGCCCGATTTATCGGGCCTTAACTTTTAACCTAGCTCAGTAGGCCAGACGATCGCATTGAAACTGGCTTTATCTGTTATTGTGTTGAAATCTAATGCATTAACTGCATCAATATAGTCCAGCCAGGCGTCAAGAGAAGACTGTTCATCTTCAGATAATATTCTGCCGCGTAGTAATTTTGTCTGGCTAATCACGAGCTGTTTAGGATTGAAAGGATGACGCCGGAAACTTCTTATAAAGCGTGGAAACAGCCACATCATAGATGATTGCAACCTGCTTACGGGGGATGCCCTTCTCCAGCAATCGCCGCATTTGCTGCCATGTTTCTTCTTGGTATTTAGGTCAACGTCCACCTATACGACCTTCTGCGCGAGCTGCATTAAGTCCAGCGCGTGTACGTTCAACGATAAGCTCACGTTCCATTTCTGCCAGCGCCCCATTGGTGTACTGGTGTCGATGGAGTCAGTGAGACTCCGGAAGTTAATGCCTCTGTCACGCAGCTCTTCCACCAGCACAACTAAGTGACACATGCCGCGACCAAGACGGTCTAACTTCCATACGACCAGGGTATCACCTCTGGAAAGCATACGGAGTACCTTTTTTAATCCAGGGCGCTCAGCCTTTTTGCCGCTCGCCTTGTCCTCAAAAATTAGCTCACATCCTGCGCTTTCAAGAGCGTGTCGTTGTAAAGCAGTGTTTTGTTCATTTGTTGATACGCGTACATAGCCTTTTAACATATTTTCTGCTCACTATCGTTATTTATAGCAAGCTGCGGATTTTAATTAACAAAAACCTGTGTGTGGACATCACAAAGTGCATACCGTGCCCCAATGATGTTTTATTGAAAAGCGGGGGTACTTTAATGTTTGATTTAACAATATTTTTTATAACCATCCTTGGAGGCGTGCATTCGTTTCTGAATGGGATTCGTGAAAAACGTTACGAAGCGTCATGCAGGCAATTGATGGCCGAGTGTATTGCTGCCGTACTTGCAGGCTTTATAGGCATGTATTTCGCGGAATATAAGGGTATGGATGAAAGTCTTCAGAATTGCGTGACTATTATTTGCAGCATCAATAACAGGCTCATTCTTGAAAAGTCACAAAGGATTATCGATTCGTACCTCAATAGAAATGCCTCTTAAGCAACAAATGACCGGTTGAGAAGTTACTTTGCATACCATTACCTCCTGACAACGTAGGAGGGAACTTGTGCTTGACACACAGGAATTAGCTCCAGTTGCTATTGCGTTCCTGCTTTCAGTAATTGGTGGGATAGGCACGTTCCTGATGGATGTCCGAGACGGTCGCCAGTCTGGCAATTTGTTGGGATTGGTTACGGAGATCTTTGTTGCAGTGACAGCTGGCGCGGTGGCGTACCTATTGGGGCAACACGAGGGCTGGGAGTTATCAATTACGTACTTAATGGTAACGATAGCCAGCAATAACGGTCATGAGGTGATTTCAGGGATGAAACGAGTGAATATCGATAGCATTCTGAATGTTCTTACAAGTTTGGTGAAAAAGGGAGGCGGGAAATGATTGGCTGGGGTGTATGCGTTATTGCGTTAGCCTTAGCCGATCGCTATTTGCTAAAACGCAAGGACATCACGCATTTAGAACTTGGTGATGTGGAAATTAAACCGGGGTTCATCCGGGTGCCGTTCAAATACCGGTCTAAATACCCGTTTTTGCGCGGCGCAACGGTCAGATATTGGATCCGCGATGTTCAGAAGCCGACGACAGTGATTGAAGGCGAACAACGTTGTCTGACGTCGGCTGAACAGGGCGAAAACAGTGAATGGTTGTACATACCCACTGAATATATGGGTAAAGGAGAGCGACTGTGGCATTTCAACGTCATGGTTACGCATGGCGACTCGTTCATTAACCCGTTGTATCGGATTTTCCCTGTTACTCAGCAAATCCGCAGAAGTTACGTAATAAATCTCGCACAGGATGTGTCAGATGACGAAAAATAAGTATGCAACGGTCGATTTTGACCAGGTTAATGAAAAGGGGCTGAAATCCCTTATCGCGGCGATCAATAAAACCGGTGTTACGGTAATTGAGGTTGACTCCAGCAACCGCGCAACAACGAAAGATGGCGTTAAAGTTAAAACCGCAAAGCTGGTTCTTAACGACGGACAAATTCTTGCCATACAGGTAAACGATACTGGCGATATATCGTCTGTGAAACTGAATGGAAAAGCTATTCCTAACGCTCAGTCGCCGGATATCAAGACGCTTGGTACCGTCATGGGACAGGCGGCTCGCAAAAACTCCGCAAAATTCCAGAAATCACTGATCGCCAAAGCGAAGCGTGTTGCCAATCCGGTAGACAAGAAACCGGCAGTTAAATCCAACTTTCAGCGCCTGCAAGAGGCAAAACAGCGGAATGCTCAGGTGGTTGCCGCTTATAAGTCCGCGCAGAATTCGGTGTCTTTCAATCAACAGCAGATCACTGATTTGCGGGCGAAGATGGATAAGGAGACGGGCCGACTCAATAACGAAAAGGCACGGAATGGCGAACTCAAACGTCGTCTTAAGCAACTGAAAGCAGGAAATTAACATGGAACAGTTCAATATCAATAAAGGGGTGACGATCAAGCCCGGGCTTGACGTGCTTCCCCCGCCAGTGACTGATGATGAATATCGCGCATTAATGGCCGGTGAGGACCGCTATCTGATGACGGAATCCAACACCCTGGAGGAAATCGAGGCTACGTTCTTCTATGACACGCCGATCCACTGGTGTGCTACGGATTTACTGGAGGCGATTAGTTCTACTCGTTTGCAGTTACACCGGACCATGCAGGCATTTGTCCGGGCATTGAACCAGAAGCTGAATGGTACCGGAATCTCTGCGGGGAGTGATAAAACGGGGGATGTGGCCCAGAACGGTGCACGCGCGATCGGCGGTGCTGAAATTGGCCGGGCACGTAACGTTAACGGGCTGCCGGTCCTGCCAGCCATTATTCCGCTCAGTGATGGTCAGACTATCAGTATTCTGTTTCATAGCCCGACAGCGGAAAACCGGATCACCAATAGTGATACGCTGGTTGCTTTCCAGTTCTTACTGAATAAAAAAGACGTTACTCATACCGTTGCTCCGATGAGTGGACGTGATATGACGCTGGCGCAGGTCACCATGAAACTTGCCAACCTTGCAGAGAAAAACTCGGCAAAATTCCAGCGTGCGCAGAAGAAGAAAAAAGCCCTGGTTGATGAAATAACCCAACTACAGGCTGACAGTGACCAGAAAGAGGATGCCATGAGCGACCTCGCGGATCAGGTGGCAGCGGTAGAAGGGCAGAAGGCAGATCTGGAGCAGAAAATTAACGCTGTTGCATCGGAAGCGGATTCTCTTTATGAAGAGAATGAGCGTTTGCAGGGGGAGATTGATCGGCTCAATCGCACTGGTGGGCGCGATACCATTGCCCCTGCGGGGATGACTGGTGGACACTCTCGCGCGCTGACGGATCGCCTTGCCAGTATCAAAAATCGTATGCATATGGACGGGGAAGCGACGCTCAGTAATGGTGCATCAATGAAGCAATTCATTGGGGATGGCGAAGGGTATATCCAGTTAACCGATCCGGATGGCAGCGTATACATGATCAAGGCTAAATCCATACAGGGTGTGGACATGGCAGATGCGCTCGGCAAGCTGTTTAAAGCCTATAAAGCGGGTAATGTATCGGAATATATGGTCCAACCAGAAGAACATAAACCGGAAAACGTCGAACCTGAACCAGCGGAAGATACCGGTAGCTCTTCGCCTGAACCAGAAGTCTCTGTAGGTGCATATCGATATGCCCTGCAAATGCGCCCGGCGGCCCCTGGCGCAATACCTGAAGGTAACAAAGCAATTCTGCCGCGCCCTGATGAGGGTGACCCGTATTATGAATATGCACGCTACGGCATTGCTACTTACGATACCCCGCTTTCTGATCAGCAAATGAGTGCGTACGACCTGAAGTTATTGCCTCGCGAGGATTCTTTCGACTTCCTTGCGAAGACACTTACTAATGGTCCGTTTGGCAAATATGCACAAAAAGCTCTGGAGCTGGCCACCAGCTCACCAGACGAGTTCCGCGTAATGCTGAAAACTCAGTTTCAAAAAACTTTCCCCAATATTGCGTTTCCTGGTGGCGCTGGCACCGAGAAAATGGTGCAGAGCATGATCAATGCATTGCAGGCCGAAGTCGGTGAGATTACTCAGCCAGAACCGGCCCCGGCACAGCCTGATGAAACGGTTAGCGAAGCAGATGCAGAGGCTAATAAAGCCATTGAATATCTCAATAACGTGATGGATATGCAAAGCACTGACATGGCGGAGATCCGTAACGCCCGGGGCAATGTCCGGGAAGCGATTGCAGCCCTTCAGGCTGCCGGACGTTTTGAGGAAAACGAAGAGCTGGTTAATGGCGCTGCTCGCCACCTGGCTGATCTGCTGGTAGCAATCCAGAAAGCGGGGGTAGCGGCATGACACTATCAGCTATTGAGTTAATGGATCTCAGCGATAAGTTGGATGCTCTGATGTCCAAAGCGGCTACCGCGAGTGGCATGGAGTTGCTGGATATCAGCGATGAAATTGACCAGATCATGCAACAGATGGGGTACGGCGCGTCCGGCGGCAGTAGTGGCGAGGAAAAACAACCTTCGGTACATGATGGTGTGCCAAAACTGGTTGCTGATTTCCTGGCTGATAAATTCGTCGATCAGAGCACTGATGCATTTATCGGTACGTTACAGGACTTGAGTCAATATGTTGGTACATACATCGACCTGGACCAGGTTAAACAGCACACGGCGGCATGGATAGCCGCCAACATTAAAGAGGCAACATAAGGCGTAACAGGGATGAGCTTAAGCGATCAGGTGGTAATGGCCACCAGCATAGAAACGCTGATCGAGCTGCTAAAAAACCTGCCCGATTACGGGCGGGTTTCGTATGTGGTGACAGCGAAGGGAGACGAGGTAAAAACAGCGTTTGATATCGTCGATGCCTCAGCTCTTTTGGTATCCAATACTCTGGACGGGAAAATTAACCCTGACTATCCCCAGGAACTTCAGCCGCGTGACCGGACCCGCGCATCCAGTCTTCTTCAGGTCAACCAGATATCCAAGGATTTGCGTCCTGCCCAGCTTACCGATTCCGGTTTATCCAGCCATGGCGCGCCGATAATTGGTGAGGACAATGCCGTTGAGTCAGGTAATGGACGGACCATGGGGATCATCAAAGCCTATCAGGACGGCAATGCGGATCGGTATCGTGAGTACCTGATTGATCATGCGACAGAATTCGGCATACGACCTGAAAAGGTTGAATCAATGGCGGCTCCGGTACTGGTGCGCCGCCGGTTAACGAAGGTTGACCGTGTTCAGTTTGCCAAGGACTCAAATATTTCTGATCTCCAGGAAATGGCAGCCAGTGAAAAGGCTTTTGTTGATGCCGACAGCATAACACCGGCGATGATGGCGTTGTTTAACCCGTCAGAAAGCGGAGATCTGCTTAGCCGCAGTAATGACGCGTTTATTCGCGGATTCATGACGCAAGTTGGTGCCACACAGGCTGCTGGCCTTGTAACGGAAGATGGGCGACCAACACGGCAACTTGTAGACCGTATACAAAACGCGATCTTTGCCAAGGCATATAAGGATGCGCGCCTGGTAAGGATGGTTGCAGAAGAACCTGATCCGGATATGCGTAATGTTCTGACGGCACTTAATGCGGCAGCCAATGATTTTGTCCAGATGCAGGCTTTATCAGGAGAAGCGCACAAGCAGGCTGTGACAACTATTGTTGATGGCATTGAGACAGCGGATAGCCTCGATAAAAAGGCGCTGGCGGCATTGAAAGATGCGGTAGACCTGGTAAGGCAATCGAAGGAGTCAGGCCAGCATATTACCGATGTTATTGCTCAGGGGGATATGTTCAGCGAAACGGCCCCGGAAGTGAAAGCACTCGCGTTGTTCATCGTCGCGAATAACCGTAGTGCGAAGCGTATGGCCACCGCCTTTAAGTTGATGGCGCAACGTATCAATGATGAGTTACAGCACCAGGGCCAGGCGCTCGGGGATATGTTTGGCGGCGGCGATGTGTCGTTACAGGATATCCTTCGCCAGGTGTCTCAGGAACTGGAAAACGAAGGTATGCAAGGGATATCCAGCGGTCTTTTCGAGTCAGCTTCCGGCGGTAGTTACAACGGTGTTGCTCCATATACCAGCTTGCTATTACATCGGGCATCCGGCATCAAAGACATTATTCATCTGATCAGGCTGCTATCCCGCACCGATCGCCAGGATGAGCAGCTTGTACAAGTGCTTGCGCATTTTGTCCGAATGCCTGTTGCCGACGTGAAAAAATGGTGCCGATTATTCGGTATCAGCAATTCGTTACTTCGCGGATTGTTAAATCACGCATCCTCCCTTGGGCGCGATGGCTTTGATGAGATAGCGCAGGCGATACAAAACGGAGATATGCCACCAGCTATTGACTGGTTTTCCATTCGCCCAACCAGGGTGAAAGCATTCCTTAGCGCGGCGCAATCAGCATCACCATTGGCAGAAATGGTTCAGAGGTTGTCGCTCATATTCACAGATCATACCGCGTTGGGTGATCTGACTCTTGACGAGATGAAAGAAGCCTCCATTCAGTGGGCCGATCAACAAAATGAGGTTAACTCAGACTTCTTGCCAGCATTCAGGAAGGCCGTTAGTAAAGCGGATGATGCCCGTGGAATTCTGAAGGCATTTAAGGCATTGCAAAGTCGGGTTAATAAACATGTCGGTGATATCGATGGGGTAACGGCGGAAGGCAGGGATATCCTTAAAGAGCACGGCATAACGCCAGAGTTTATTGATGAGATCAGGACGGATATGCAGCGTGAGGTCGTATCGTCCCTGCAAATTGTAGCCAGAGCGTTGGCGGATGCTAATCCGAAGAGTGCGGCCATTGTTAACCGGGTTATTGGTGATATTGAAGCATCGGAGGGCATGGGGGCGCTGAAACTCTTCCTTTCGCGAGCGTTTAATCCTAACGGCAATATTCTCCCTGGCATTATTGGTGAGGCTAAAAAGTATGTCAGTGAAGAAGAACTTGAGCAGCTTGACCAACTACTTAAGCGATTCTCATATAACCCGCAGACACGCTGGCAAATGAATCAGCGAAGTATGGGTTCGGTCCACGAGAAAGTGTTATCTGCCATGAACAGTGCGATCGCAAACTCATCCGTATCTGAAGAAAAAGCTCTTGAGTGGGCCGACTCTTTTATCACGGAAGAAGTGGAAGAAGCCCGCGCTGGACAGAATGGTGGGATAGACCTGCGCAAGGAACTTGCTGATATTTATCGCCTGACCGGCGGGAAAATATCGACCTTATCAAAGGTGGTTCACCACCAGGGAAGGGCATATGCAAATCTAAATGGTGTTGTTGCTGTCAATTTGAACGATAAAAATGCAAGTGCACTGTGGCACGAGCTGGGTCATCATCTTGAGTACAGTAACCCTGGTTTGTTAGAGAAAGCCCGGTCATTCCTGAAGGCCAATGTTGAAGGGGATAAGCCATCATTCGTCAATATCGGTGGGCGTGGCAAGCCTGAATGGTGCTTCAGATCTCGATTGAGTAATATTTATATGGCGAAGGTATACCCGCCAGCCTCAGTGAGTAATTCCGGGAAAATTCGGCAGAAATCACCGACTATTTCCAAAACGTCAGCAACGGAAGTATTCTCTATGGCTCTTCAGTTGTATCATGACAAAGAGGCCGCTGCCGCATCACTGATGAATGGTGACGGATTGCTGGAACTGTTATTAGGTGTGGCAAAGGAGCTAAATAATGCAGATTAAAATCGCAGCGCCATTAGGCGGAGATGCCATTATCGAATTTGATGATAATGAAGAAGTTTCCGGGCGTTTAAGCATTATCTCCGGTGACATTACCGAGGACATGATCGCTGAAGCCATAGCTGGAGCAAATCCCAATAGCTATATGGGATTCGTTAACACCCTTGATGCCCCCGCAAGTGATGTTCTCCGAACGCTGCATCTTTACGCTGGCTGGTTTGTTGATTGGCCAGCAGTAGATGGTGGCGATGAGGACGACGACGATGATTTTGGTGATCATATAGACCAGATCATATATTAAAGAAATCCCGCCAATCGGCGGGATTTTTACCTCACGAGAAGCTCTTTTCTGATGTCAGCCAACAGTGCTCGTGCAAATCTCTTGGTGGTTTTTCGACAAATGCCTCTTCAGCCACATCCTGCCAGGGGATTTGTTTAGCCCATTCAGCTATAGCGTTATGGTTTGCCGAGAATAACGGTATTGTATAGGCCTTCAGCCAGTCTAATGTGCTGGAGTTGTGTTTTTGAGCGTGATGTTTCGCATGGTGTTTGGCGATCACGATCGTAGGCACTACCCATTTACTACCGTCAGTCATTGTGAAGTGCATATTACGGGGAACAGATGACTTTTCCATCAACTCCCGAATCCCGGGAAATTTCCCCAAGATCAATCGGCGATATTCATCGCTATTGCGCCCACCAAACTCTTTGGCTTTGAATTCAAGATATGCTTCAGAAACGAGAGGTGAATCCTCTGTGTTTAGAGTTATCGCCGTGAAAAAACCAGCAGGATTGTTTTTACTATGGGCCAACCGGTGATGCGAATCATAAAAGTACCCTTTCTCGCGTTCCGATGGTTTCGACAGCAACAGCAGGCGCGAGTCATAATTGGTTAAATTGCCAGTTATCACTGCATGAGCGCGATCGCTGATTTCCTCCGAGTTAATAACGATGAAAAGATCGTGCGGTCCAGTAAAACCAGCCAGAGACACTTCGTTATTCAGACAATAGGTTATATAGACGCATCCCCATATTTCACTGATATGCACCAACCCTTTGTCAGGGTGCATTCTGAAATGATTGCCAAGAAAAGGGTGTTTTTGGGTAACTCGCTCCCAATAACGGAACATATAGTCAATTATTGTTTTTCGACTATCGTTAATAGCAGGAGAAACAACCACTGTACGGGAACACGAATACAGTATTGTTTGCAGGATGCTAATCACTGCCACAATAGAGGTTTCCCCAATACCATGTGGTGTGGTGGCAGTGACTTTGGCTCCGGTGTTCTTTATCGCGTTAATAATTTTTGCTTGATGAGGTGTTAACTCAATATCAAGCAACTCTTTCGCTGCCAGTTCCCAATTGTCTTTATACTGTTCTATCAGTGCTAACCAGGCAGGTTCATTCTGTATACGATTAGTCACTTTCCACCTCTTCCGTGGTGTTTTCTTGCAGTTCTGTTAATGCAGCACGACACAGGTTCCGGGCCTTGGCTATAGCCACACTTTTGACTTCATCTGTCATCGTGCAGGTAATGTACTGATCGAGTTCTTCAGCGCGGATGATGCTTTTGCCAATCAGAAACTGTATTTGCCAGAGCAGATCGGCATCCATAATCAGAATTTCTGCCGGGCCTTCAGGGCCAGCCGGGAAGGAAACATAAGACTGTTTGCCAAGGCCGATAACTCGACAACTTGCTTCAAGAATTGCGCGCTTGAGGTCTGACTTTGTAACTGAAACAGGTTGATTTTCACCTGCGATTACGCCGTTGACATGGATGTGGAAGGGCATGTAGCTTGAAATTCGCTCTACTTTCCATACGCCAGCAAGCGATCCTTCATGCAGCACAATGGGGGTAACAGCGAGTTTCATCTCACCATATAACTGCTGGCAGATAGCTGGATTGCTGAATACATCCAAAGGTTCACACTCAAACAGCGGTGCAATCTGCATGAGGTCCATCATGGTCATACCTGGGGTACGAGCGGTAATGAATCTGCGCATGCCAGTATCCATTGTTCGCCAGATAGCTACACCATGCTTTTTGCTCACTTCTTCAGTAAAGCCAAGGTGGCACATGATGGTTTTTTCGATAGCCAGATCAGAGATAGAAACCTTTTCGCCTGGCACTCCATCATTATTGATGGTCACTTCGACACTCTGGCCATTACGTAGGCGGTATTGAATGGTTTTAGTATTTTGTGCTGTCATAGTCTTTTCTCTGCTTAAAAACTGATGTATTGCGCCTTCAGGTTGGTTAGGAATGTTTTCCCACCAGCGAAAGCAATATCTCGGGGTGTTCTATTCGTTAAAAGCGCGTGCCATTGCCAACTTTGGCGTTTTTGAGCGAGTTCGTGCTTTTGTCGGCGTCTGGACCACCGCTTTTCTTTCAGTCGTTTTTTACACATTCAAAACGGAATATCGTCGTCAAAGTCCATTGGAGGTTCGTTATTGGCGTTGCTCTGAGGTTTACCGCCACCACTGTATTGCTGGTGGTTTTGAGGTTGGTTTGATTGCCCCCAGCCATTTGAGGACTGTGAATCGTCACGGCGAGCGCCGATCATTTGCATGGTGCCGCCCTGGCTGACGATAATTTCCGTCGTGTAACGTTCTACACCGGCGTCATCTGTCCACTTACGGGTTTTAAGTTTCCCTTCGATGTAGACCTGAGAACCTTTTCGTAAATATTCACTCGCAATTTCAGCAAGTTTTCCGAACAAAACGACTTTATGCCATTCTGTTTGCTCTTTCTGTTGGCCCGTTTGCTTGTCGCGCCATGATTCATTCGTTGCGATGCTGAGTCTTCCGACCGCGCCGCCATTTGGTATATACCTGATCTCCGGGTCTTGCCCCAGGGTACCAATCAGGATGACTTTGTTTACACCGCGTTGTGCCACTTATCTTACCTAATAAAATAAATTAATTAGAGCAATAATGTATATCTTTGAAACGTAGCTAACAAGTGATTTGCATTATCCTGTGTCTTCTAAAGGGATCGAGTCAGTCGGTATTGGCTGTGAATGGGTGTTTGTCCTGGAGCGTAAAAAATTCGCTTATGAGGTCTTTATGAAGGGAAAAACAGCCGCAGGAGGCGGTGCAATTTGCGCTATCGCGGTGATGATTACCATCGTGATGGGTAATGGCAATGTGCGAACCAACCAGGCGGGGCTTGAGCTTATCGGAAACGCTGAAGGTTGCCGACGTGATCCATACAAGTGCCCGGCGGGTGTATGGACTGACGGGATTGGTAATACACACGGGGTAACGCCTGGCGTGCGAAAAACCGACCAACAAATCGCCGCTGATTGGGAAAAGAATATCCTGATCGCTGAACGCTGTATTAACCAGCACTTCCGGGGCAAAGACATGCCCGATAATGCCTTCAGCGCAATGACAAGCGCGGCATTCAATATGGGATGCAATAGTTTACGGACCTACTACAGCAAAGCGCGAGGCATGCGAGTCGAAACGTCCATCCACAAGTGGGCGCAGAAAGGGGAATGGGTGAATATGTGTAACCATCTCCCTGATTTCGTGAACAGTAACGGCGTCCCCCTGCCCGGGTTAAAGATTCGCCGTGAAGAAGAACGCCAGCTTTGCCTGACGGGGCTTGTCAATGAATAAACTCCGGCAGCTCCGCCGACTTTCGACAATGAAGTTATCGCTGGCGGCGATAGTTTTCGACTCGATTTTCATGGCGGTATATGTGCTCAATGAGACGTGGCCACTGGAACCGCTATTATATGCCGGGCTTCGGCTGTGCCTGACATTTTTGAGCATGGCTGCAAGATTGATGCAGCAGAAAGAAACCGCTTCAGATTGCCCACGTCGCGCGGTGCGCAAATATATGGCACGCAGACGAAGGCGATAATAGTTAACGAGAACCCCGGCAGCCGCCGGGGTTATTTTTGGTGGTTATTTAAACGGATTGATTGAATTATTAAACGTGATGATGCTTGTCTCACGCGGTGCCTGGACGTTAGCCGCTTGCGGAACCTCTTTAATTTTCTTAGTGACAGGCAAGTTGCGCGCGCCAACTTTGATCAGAGATTCGAAAAGTGTGGCAACGATTTTTGCATCACCAGGTTCTTTGAGGCGGAATGCGTCTTTTTGGGTGGCGGAGACGAATATCGGGAGGTTATCCAGTTCGTCTTGCATTGCTGCCAGCACATCGTCGCGGATACCCGCTGTTTCCTCCAGCAAAGCGATTCGCGCTTCAGCATCTGCGATCTTGGCCATTGCTTCGAGGTGGCGGCCCTGGCTTTCGAGTAGTGCGGTTTCCAGTTCTGCCGTACGCTCTGTCGCCTCCACCATCATTTCCAGTTCAGCCATTTTGCCGTAATGGGATATAACTGCCTGCACTGACTCGTCGGAGTACCCATGCGCCGCCAGGGACTCTGCCAGTAGAGATTTAGAATCCGCGCTTTCAAACATTCCGGCGCTGGCAGGATGATCCAGACTGATATAGTTCGGCGTTGTCACATAATCCACACCATGGAAGCTGGTGGTTACAGCGATTTTCCCGGACTCACGCCCGCCAGTGGCCCAGCTCCAGCCACCAGCTCGGCTTTCGATCATCGCGGCGACAATTTTACCCGGCTCTGTGTTAAGAATTTCCTGTGTATGGGTAACGATGCCGTTGTCGTCAACAGATATAGCCACTGTGCGGCACGCTGGAACATTGTCGATTACGACCGGGCGACCTTCCACCATGATCACGCTGGTTTCTGGTACTTCCAGTTTGCCGGTCAGCTGTCGGCGACCGTGACCGTAATAGCCGAAAAGCTCACCAAGGCGTAAACCTTCCTGAGTTTCCTTGCTTTCAAGCATGGTCTTTACCGCGCTTAATACATACTGTCGCCCGTTCTGGCGACCTTTTCGAGCATTACTATAGAGACAAAAGCGGTCAGTGACCGTTTTCAAAACATCAGTCATTATCGTTTCCCTCTTTAAAGACCGATTCAAGGATTTGCGCCAGTTCCTGTGGCGGTGTTTTGATGATGGAATCCATCAGGTGATCGTCGTCCTCGCTTTTAGCTTTCAGTTCGTTCACCAGTGCTTCAGAGATTTTTTCGTCAATCTCCAGTACATCGCTGAACAGGTAACGTTTGAATGCATCGGAATTAGCGAGGACGCTGTTATTGCTGACGGCATCGAGGATTTGCGTAACGATGGTGGCGTAGTTCGCCTGCGAGTCGCGGTTATCGTTGTGCTCTTGTTGCAGAGCGGTATTAACGGAGTGGAATTCGATTTTGTACGGGCGATCACCTTCCGGGTATACCTTGCCGTACTTGAAAGCAAGATGAATATCGATAGCCCGCTGAATGAACTCTTCTACGCCCTGCTGGATCCATGAGGCGCGCATGGCGGCCTGAATTGCCGTGCGCAGGAATCCACCTTCACCAAGCCCGCCGGACATTTGATCTGCCCACCCCAGGAGGGTGTAATCGAGGCCAAGTGCTGCCGCCAGCTGGCGCATATAGGTGAGAATGTCTTCAATGCCGTTGATGTCAGCCTGGATGGTCTGAGTATCAATAGTCATCTGTCCCTTGCCGTCGCCCATAATAGGCAGCAAGGTGTTGGTCACCGTAGGCATGTTATTCGCGCCGCGTGCGCGCTTTTCCATCAGGTCAGCTGCTCGTTTAAGCGTCTGAGTAATGGTGCGTGAATAATCGGCTGCTTTTACCGGATCCAGACTATTCATCGCCAGACCGATGATTCGGTCAATTTTCGACGCATTAAAACGCGTTGCCTTCAGCGAGCGGATCGCCGAACGCAGGTTCATGTACGGCTCGTAGGCGTATTCGAGCAAGCTGGTCCCGTAATTCTGGGTTTCAATCGGCGTGCGCTCTTCCGGATTATCCAGCAGGCTGTAAGCCTTATGGCCAGTGTGCACAGGCATAAGGTTTGACTTAGGCCGCCAGTAGGGGATTTTCATAGGGATAATGGTCCACGGATCGGCAAAAACCATTTTCCCTGACGCGTCCTTCAGATAATCGCCGCTAAATCCCGCCAGGTTACCGCTGACCTCGAACTCTTTGATGAAGCTCGGAAGGGTGTAATAGGAGCACTCAAAAGACGTGATCCCTATTCCTTCTTTGGCGTATGGCCTGACATAAGCCACCCCAAATACAGACATGATAAATGCCCACCCGGCGACCTCTTTGTTGATGGTTCGCCCAATGTCGTTCATCAGCTCGTCACACAACGCCTGCGCGGTGTCATAGTCACTATCGTTTCCGTTGTGTACCGGCACGATAGAGAAGGTTTGTCCGGTCTTCTTATCGAAAGAGAGCGCGTGCGTAATATGGATGTTCAGCGCGGTGGCGATCGTGCTGTAAACCGCCATCTCTTCGAGTAGCGGATAGCGTTGCACGCGATCTTCCGGCAGTTGAACTTCATCAAAGATAAAGCGACTTCCGTCCACCAGCCCATCGCCAGCCATGCCACTATCGCACGGATTGCCGCCTAAGAAGCCGGACAGTTGTACCGGTGCCCCTGCGCGAGAAAACAAATACCCACTTCCGCCGTGCACAGCCAGCGCGGACAGGAGGATGTTGTCCCGTTCTCCGTTGTCTTTAAAAACCCCCGCCAGCGCCTTCCTGACCGAGGATAGCGTGATTTTATTGTCTGCCAAGATTGCACCTTAATTAGAATAATTCGCATCGTGTTTTAACGGAATTTAACACTAGTCACTTGTTAAGGATTACCAATGAACAAGCTATCTATGGGGGTGTTTCGCTGTTCAAGTGTCAGCGAAATATTGAAATACATTAGGGCAATAACATCTCACCGAGCGCCGATTAAATACGGCGTGGAAAAGGTGGAAGGCAAAAGCTATGACCGACTGCGCCGGGAGGCGAATCAGAAGGCGATAGATTTGCTTAATTCGCTGGTGGACGGCGCGACACTGACAGATGAACAGCGCCAGATCCTGGCTGGGTACACCGGTGAAGGCGGCATTGGCGGGTCCGTCTCCGAATATTACACACCAAAGCCGATCGCTGAAGGTGTCTGGGAGATCATGAAGCTCTACGGCGCGGACGTAGGTAACACTCTGGAACCATCGGCGGGCACCGGCGTTTTTAATGAGACAAAACCGGTTGGTACGGTGATGACCGCGACTGAGATCAGCAGTGTTTCCGGTCGTATAAACCAGCTGTTACATCCGGAAGACAGCGTACAGATTTCCCCGTTCGAACAGCTGGCTGTAAGCACGTCTAACGATTCATTCGACCATGTTGTGGGTAACGTTCCGTTCGGCGGTCGTGATAACACACGCAACATCGATAAGCCTTACGCAGAAGAAACGGACATGGGTTCTTACTTCATGCTCCGCATGCTGGACAAGATAAAGCCTGGCGGATTCATGTGTGTGATTGTGCCGCCGTCCATTGTTTCAGGTTCAAACATGAAGCGGTTACGCCTGCGCCTATCACGGAAAGCTGAATTTCTTGGCGCTCACCGCTTGCCTACCGGTACTTTTGACGCAAACGGGACCAGTACGGTCGTAGATGTGGTGCTGATGCGCAAACATCCGGCAGAGATGGCTGAGAAAATCCCCCTGGTGGATGAAAGCACTCTTGAATCGGCAAATGTGCTTTGGCCAACGTTTATTTCTGGCAAGTGGTTTGAAAAGGACGGCCGCCGGTTTGTTCATGGCACCCAGGAGAAGGGATTCCAGGGGCGTATTGAGGTTCGTGCCGACGGGCAGATTGATAACCAGGATCTTAAAGCGAAGCTGATTCATCGTTTCGAAAGTCGTATCGACTGGTCTTTGCTCGATATGGCTGAACCGTCACCGACCGCAGATGTTGTTGATGAAGGGGAAATGCGCCTGATTAATGGCGTATGGCAAAAATATGCTGGTGGTCGCTGGATTGAAGCTGATGCTGGTAAGGAGCTTAAGATTGATGCTGCCAGTTATGGCGCGGATAGCTGGGAGGCTCTTCAGCGTAACCTGACTACAACAGAAGGCCGTCTCGGTATGACATTTACCCAGATGGCAAATGTCCGCGATAAGTACACCACATCAATCAGCGACGATATGGTGCAGCTGGTGGACTGGATTAACAGCCAGCCTGAAAAATACCGTGAACGCTTGTATCGTGGGGCGATGATTGGCCGGATGTTAATTGAATATCAGGATATGAAGGCCGCCGGGCATAGTGCTGAACAAATCGAACAGCAGCGCCTTTCTCTGGTGTCCCGTTTGCAGGCAGAGATTGACCGTTTTGGTAACCCCGGTCGCGGTCCGATAGCTAAATTATCGGGAAGCGGTGCGCGCGCCTGGTTTGCTTTCCGTGGTGCAATTAAGCTGGATGGCACTATTTCTGACGAGCTAACAGGAAAGCTGGTTACGCATGATTCCAGCGCCAGTTATGACTCCACCAGCTATCAGGACACCCTGCGTTATCTCTATAGCGATCTTACCCGCGATCCAATCCAGCTCGATGATTTCCGCCTTGCGTTTACCGGCGAACTGCCAGCCAGTGATGAAGAGTTGCTTAATTTATTGGCCAGCACCCCTGGTATTGCGGTTTCACCGTATGGCGGGATTGTTCCGTTCGCCCGCGCCACCAGCGGCGACATTAACGAGATAGTGGCTCCAAAACAGGAATTCCTTGCCACACTCCCCGACGGTCCAGTAAAGAACAACGTCCTTAATCAGCTGGCAGCGATCGAAGAGAAGCGCATCAAGACGCCAGCAGAGAATATCCGCTTTAAGCTCAATAGCCGTTGGTTCGACCGCTCCGTCATTCTGGAGTTTTTGCAGGAAAACGGCTATCCGGATCTGCGCTATGTGCAGTCAGTGCAGCTGGAAGGCGACGAAATGGTTTCTGACACCTATCACGGTGGTGATGGTCTGTTCGTCGGGCACCGATACGGTGTCGTCCAGCGCAAGGATAAAGAAACAGGCGAGATCCGCTACGAGTGGGACCGTAAATCAGGTGAAAACGCGACCGGGTTCCCGGCACAGCTGGAAAAGTATCTCAATGGTGCGCGTATCGGTGGCAAAGATAGCGCGACGGCGAACGGCTACCGCGAGCAGATGGCACTGCTTGAGGACCAGTTCAATAAGTGGATCAAGACGCACGATCGCTACGATGAGCTGGTTGCCAAATACAACGATGTGTTCAATAGCAATATCCCGTATGAACACTCTGGCGATCCGCTTGGGTTGAAGGGATTAAGCGGTAAGCGCCAGCCATTTGATTACCAGAATAGCGAGGTGCGCCGACTGTCCGAAGATGGGCGCGGCATCCTGGGCTTCGGCACCGGGCTGGGTAAAACCACGACCGCGCTGGCGCTTGAGGCGTTCAACTATGAGAACGGTCGCTCTACCCGTACTGCGTATGTAGTGCCTAAATCAGTGCTGGAAAATTGGTATTACGAAGCAAAAGAATTCCTGAGTGAAGAGGCATTCAGTAACTACTTGTTCGTCGGTCTTGATGTGCTGATGGATGGCGATCAGATTCGCCAGGTGCCGGTGCTCGATGAGAACGGTAAACCTGTTCTTGGTACTGATGGCACTCCAGTTATGCACGATGCTCTTAAGCTGGCAGATGAAGCCACTATCACGGCGCGGATGAACGCGATCCCGCACTCAAATTACCGTGCAGTCGTGTTTACCAAAGAACAATACGCCCGCATTCCGCTACGTGATGACACCGTAGATGAGCATGCACAAGACATGCTTTATGACTTCGTTGCCGCCGGGCGCGTAGCCAGCGCAATGGACTCCGACTCCCACCGCAAAGAGGCGGCGCGTCGCCGGGTATTGTCGGAGTATTCAGATACCGGTACCGAAAAAGCAGAGAAGTATCCGTACTTTGAGGATATGGGCTTCGACAGCGTGATTGCTGACGAAGGCCACAACTACCGCAATAGCTATAAAAATGGTCGCGAAGCGTCACAGCTGGCCTATCTGCCCACCAGCGCGGTGGCGCAATCGGCGCGAGATATGGCAATCAAAAACGCGTACTTGATGAAAAAGAATGGCGGGCGCGGACCGGTTCTCCTGACTGCAACACCAGTCGTTAACACCCCGATCGATGCATACAACATGCTTTCTCATGTTCTGCCGAAGGAATACTGGCAGAAGATGGGGATCTACAGTCCTGATGACTTCGTAAAATTCTTCGGCAAGACCAGGCTGGAAACGGTACAGAAAATCAGCGGCGAAGTTGAAGAAAAAATGGCGCTGGTGGGTTTTGAAAACCTTGATGCGCTGCGCGGCATATTCCATCGCTGGACAACGCTTAAAACGGCGGAAGACGTTAAGGATACCGTGGAGATCCCGGAACTGGACGAACACCAGCAGGATGCACCACTTACTGAAGAACAACTGGCGGCGTATGAAGAATTGCGTCAGCAGGCGGAAGCGGCGGCCAAAGCCAACAATGGTGTAACGACCTCGGTCAATGAAGACGGCGTGATTGAGCACGAGAAAGCCCGTCCGATCTTCTCAATAATCAGGGATATGGACCGCGTATGTACTGACATGGACCTGTACTATCGCCGGATCACCTATCGTTTCCTGCCGGAGTACGCCGATGCGGTGCAGCAGCTGGCGGACAGTTTGCCTAAACAAGCCACCAGCGAAGACGACGACAGTGATGATTCAATCACGCAGCAATCGCAATACTCCCTGATAGATAAGGGCGAGTTTATTCAGTTGCAGGTTCCGGAAGCGTTCGAGCAGGAAGTGAATAAGCGCCTGGCCAGGTTTGGCATTGACGAACAGACCGTAACTCACCCCGTTACACCCAAATACGCGAAGCTGATCGCCACGCTGAAGGAGTTTTTCCCGGAAGGTAAGCAAATCATCTTCACGGACGAAAAAACGCAGCACCAGAAGCTCAAGCGCATTATCTGCAATGCTCTTAACCTTGAACCTTCAAAGGTGGGGATCCTGAATGCTCAGACGGTTGCCGAGGCAGGTAAAACCGGTAAGAAACTGAAAGCGGTTAAACCGCCGAAAGAGTTACCGGATGAACCAACAGATGCACAGATAGCGAAATACAACGAGCAAATGGCTCTGTATGACGCCTATATCGCGCAGCAAAATGAAATGTCGTTGGGCGGTCTGGAAAAGATTGCAGCCGACTTCCAGGAGGGCCGGACTCCTATCATCATCTGCAACAAAAAGGCAGAGGTGGGTATCAACCTGCATCGAGGAACAACTGACATCCATCATCTGACGTTGCCATGGACACCAGCCAGTATCGCACAGCGTAACGGTCGCGGTGCCCGAGTTGGCTCCAACCGTGCAAGCGTTCGCGTTCATTACTACTGCGGCAAGGGTTCTTTCGATGAATACCGACTGAAGACGCTGAAGCGTAAAGCAGGCTGGATCTCCGATATCCTCCGTTCAGATAAGTCAGAAATGGAGAACGCCGACGCCAACGATATGATCGAAATGCAGATGTATACCGCTAAGGATGATGGCGAACGTCTGGCAATGATGCAGGTTCAAATGGATAAGGCGAAAGCCGCGCAACGCGCTCGCCAGAAAGAACAGGCTACTATCGACCTTCAGAACTACATCAAGGCGCAGCACGCAGCTGGCGAGGATGTGGAGGTACTTACCGCTGAATTAGAGCGAAGCAAAGCGGAACTTGAAAAGACCACCGCCGAGGTAGCTAAATTCAAACAGGCGGTAATGGCCAAAGCAGCTGATAACGCAGACTGGAAGGCCCGCTGGGGTAGCGTCCATCACACAGACCGTACGTTGTTAGCACAGTATCGCGCGTCGTTGAAAAGCGCCATTCAACGCAAGGCTAATATCTCTCAAGCCATCTCCCGCTATGAGAAATTATTGAACCGTACTCAGAAGGCCGCGACGGATATCAAACGCCTGCGCCCACTGGTGGAGGATGCAATAAATAAAGGCATTCTGGATGTTGATCCTGATCTGGTTAACCATGCGAATGAGTTCCTTGTTATCGGCGATCGCTCATGGCGTGTAGGCCAATACTACGATTGTGCCGGTGATATCGTTCGTATTAAGTCGCTGGACTTCGACAGCCAGCGCGCAGACGTGGAGATCATCTTTACCTTCAAAGGCACAAAATCTGGTAACTGGGATGTGAAGACGCTGGATAAACAGGTTGATGTAACTCCCGATGAAGATGCTGTTATGCAGAAAATCAGTGGTGGCGTCTCCATCGCCGGGATTAACGACATCATTTCCTGTGACGATTTCTACCGTTTCCAGCAGCGCGGCATGATCAAAATCACTGACTCATACGGCGTTCAGACTACAGAGTCAGGCTATAGCATTGATTTTGTTGGTACCTATACGGACCCACTGAAGCATGCGGTTTACCCGGATCGCCGTGACGGCGCGCTGAAGTCGTCAATTGCAAAATGGGTGCTTGGTATGATGTCGGAAGGGAATAACCGCCAGGTCCGTTTGGCAGAAGTATTCCTGACTGAACTGTTTGGCTCCAATTATGGCGATGTAATCGCGTCATACGGAGATACGCTATCTCCTGAAGCAATTCAGGAGAAAATAGCGGATGCGATCGCCAGAATGCCGGAGAAAACAAGCCAGGGGGCTACTCGTAACGGGGATTCTGAACTTGAGGTCACCAATGCTATTTTCGGTACCCATGAGTTCCGGGCGTCAGATTATGAGATCACCACAGCACAGTTTGGCACCATTGGCATTTACAGCAATAAAGCCGAGATCAAGCAGGCAATGGACGCAGCAAGCGCGCGCATCGCAGCAGAACGGGAAGCCAATCTGAATCATGCAGTCGCCGCACTGACTCAATCGTGGGTAACAGCAATCAGGGAGGCCGCCACCACAGGGAAAATCACACCTGCAATTGCGGATGTCGTAAACGACGGCTCTAAATTTATGGATGCCTATCAAATGGATGCGGTGAAGTTGCCATCAGCCTATGGTCAACTCAGCTATCGCATGACCTACAACCTGGTATCAATGTTTTCCGACCTTGCCATCCTCGGGCTGGTGTATCTTAACGAGGTTACGCCGGAATTGCTCAGCATGCGCAAGAATCATGTGGAGATATTGCAGAGAATTAACACGGTTCTTGCCGGGCGCACCGATGAAGAGAAACAGGCCGACGCTGATCGGATAAACCTGGCCCTTGGCAACATCACGGAGGAAGAAATTGCCGCCAGAAACGAGAAACAAGAAGAGTTATCATCAATACATGGTGATGCCACCAGCATAGCTCAGTCTCTTGGTCTGAATTATCGCGTATCCACCGCCGACCTGAAGATGATGTACGCACCAAAATTCGCCGCTGGCGAGGTATTTGGGCTTCAGGAAGCCTCAGGCATGAAAGGCGTTCTTTTCCGTGCGAAAGACGCAATCAAGGCGAAATTCGGCGCTCGCTGGCTGCCAGCGAAGGCGAAGAACAGCGATTTCCCGGGTAACTGGTGGATTATCGAGACAAAAAACAACGTGGCGGACGTTCTGGCCGTCATCCAACAATACGCATAACAGGAGCGCCCGGTTCGCCGGGCGTCGCATAATATGGCCACACTATCTGATACAATAAAACCGAATAAAACATATCTTGAGGCGGTACTCCGTACAGCGTTGTTAGGAAAGACAGAAGACGAATACGTTGATTTCTTCCTGTCAGGGCTACGCGGGCGATTAATGAAAAATCCCCGCCTGTACCGCAGCTATGGTCCATACTGGCCGGAAATTAAAAAATTATTACTGGAGCGCGGTTATGGTAATTTCGGTCGTCTCGTTGACCGTGACGTTCGCAAAATTTACCGTTATGACCGCCCGGCGCTAACACTCATAGCCGCGACGCTCTACAGCCAGGAGCGTTTTGATAATGGTCAGATATACTCAGCCTGGCATTTACTTCCAGTGCCTGAAGAAGTTGACGACCAGGACTATGAGTTTGAGTCTTACGATTTGGAAGTTGAAGCCTTGGCACAGTCTGGAGAGAAAACTTGAAAAAGCGATACTACACAGTAAAGCATGGGACGCTACGAGCATTACAAGAGTTTGCTGACAAGCATAACGTTGAGGTGCGCAGGGAAGGGGGAAGTAAAGCTCTGCGCATGTACCGTCCTGACGGAAAATGGCGGACGGTCGTCGATTTCAAAACAAACAGCGTTCCCCAGGGCGTCCGCGACCGGGCATTCGAAGAATGGGAGCAGATCATCATAGATAATGCTCTGCTACTAAATGCTGACTGAGTTTAATATTACAATATTATCTGGGAGATAAATGCATCTTATTTCCCAGATGATAACTGATGTTTTGCATATTCACATGGTGTACAATTATAATACTGCCTAAATAGGTACACAAAGTACGATATACTACTAAAACCACAACTTTCTGATACTTGTTTGAGGGGGCAGTTTTGCTTTAGTAATTTAATAGCAAAAGCCATCCGTGTATCAAGTAATAACTTACTGAAGGAGGTGTTTTCTAATAATAGTTTTTTCTTTATTAAACTCTCACTCATGTATAGATAATCAGTTAAATCTCTTAGTTTCCAATGTTTAGATACATCTGAAAGAAATATGCTGCGTACTTTCCCTGAGAAAGTAGGCATGCCAGACGTAAGAAAAGCTCTAAGGTTGTCAACATCACTAAAAATTGAAAGTAATGAAAAAGTTAAAGCATCCTTAAAATCAGGATGTATATGATTCTGGTCACTTATATTATCGATCATCCTGATTAATAAATCAGGATAAGCAAAAGACTTTTTTAGCAAATGTGGGCATTTATCTAGAAGTTGCTTCCCTTGGTGATTGTGACAAGATAAATAGTTTCTTACAGCACTATCATTAAGTTCGAATTCGATATATTTATCTGAATAGGTTTGTAAGAATTCGCGTTCAGAATGTTTAAGCAACAGCACATCACCATAATTTAATATTAAGAAATCCTTAAGAAATTGAAAATTTATCGGTTTCTTTATAAGGATGAAGTAACAGACTCCTGACATAGCTACCACCATTCTAAAGAGGCTTTGAACAAGAATAGAGATACAGCAGCACTGAAATCAAGAAGTTGTGCAAAAAATAAAAATATTGATTTGTGTCACAGTTGCTGCTTTTTATTATTGAATTTTTATCAATTTCACTACAGATAAATAAATTGACATAGTGTGTAACCCCTGTAAATATAAAGGGCACTTTATCTGCTAAAGCCAACCAATTTAAAAATAGAGGGTGGGAGCATGGAAGTTATCTACATAGTAGAACCAATCATTTCCACAAGCACTAACAAGTTGATAGCAGTGGAAGTGTTGAGCAGATTTTATTCCAACGAGGGGGCTATTCTTTCTACTCAGAAAGTATTAGGTATGTTTACAAGCAAGATGAAGATTAACTTGCTAAAATCTCAACTTAACACAATAATCAAATATAAGTATTTTTTTGAATGCCATAATATATTATGCTCTATCAATGTAGATTATGATACCTGTTTATATATATATGGCAATAAACAAATTCAAGAACTACTAATAAACAATAAATTTATAGCGATTGAGATATCAGAAAACTATCCTGATTTTAGCGATGAGGATTACATCATATCCTTTCTACTGACTTTGACAGATAATGTTTGGCTTGATGATTTTGGAAGTGGTAACGCCACCATGAAAGCATTAATTAAAAATAAATATCATGCAATAAAACTTGATAAGTCATTTTTTCAAGAGCATATGATTAAGCCTCATTTTGATGTCATTATTAGCAATTTAAAAAAGTTATGTCCGAATATCATCGCTGAAGGCGTCGAAAACATTGATTGTCATAAGTTATCAAAAGGGATAGGGCTATGGGGCGCTCAGGGATATTTTTTCCCATCAATTCCGCTGACGGAGATTGAGTCCATAGATAGTAAGTGGCTATCAGATTTATGAGATGCAGAGAGTTAGGATATTGATATGAACATCTAAGCACCTCATTACTGTGCTTAAAAGATGTTATCCTTACCTGTTAATTTACCTTGAGGAACTTTAGCGAGCTCCATACGATAAAATGCTTTTATCATATTTACAAATGGCTCATATGGTGAATATTCGTTGTCTTGTTTAGTAACGGTGTCTGTCATTGTCCTGATGTAGTCTGCGCTTACCACGTTGTTGTATTCTGTTGCGAAGCAGCATAACAACGTCAGAACATGCTCTGTCGTTATTTCGCTCCAGTTGATGTTGAAAAACTCATCGCCTTTTTTATCGTGTTCGGAATCGAAGATGCTTTGGTGGAGGATGTATTTGCCGGATTCCTTGCGCGGTAACTTGATCGCTTTCTGGCGTTCCAACTCCTTGTAAATCTGCATTGCTTCAATTAGTACCGGCCTGCCGTTCATGAAGGGATCGCGCAACCTTACACGCTGGCCAACTCGACCGGTAATAAAGCTGTTTTCCTCTTCCACCAGCACGATAAAACCCTTTTCCTCTTTTTCTCGCAATTCGCGCAGCAGCTGGAGTTCCATATCGCGGCGGCGTTCAGGGTAGCTGGTCCGATCAGCCATTATCAGCTCGTTATTGATCCATGCAGCAGTCATTGACGCCGGTTTGCCGACGCTCATCGAAACAACGCATATTTTCTTATCCATAGCGCCCCCTACAAAAAAGAAAAGCCACCAGCGGCGGCTTAGCAATACAACAGAAGGTAGCGCCCGGTACTCAGACTGTGCCGTCCATGGAATATTTGAAAAGGGATCCATCCGTACCGGGCGTGTGATGATTCTGACTCAAGTCACTTGTCAGTTGTCAATCATTTAAGATTAAAAATAATATATTTATTAGTGCATGATGTTTGCCATTTCATAGGCGTCAGCCAGCAACTCCATCTCTGACTTGTTCAGCAAGGTGAATTCTTTCTTGCTTCCAACCACACCATCTGCATGAACAGGGACCAGCCAGGGGTATTTTTCTCTTACTTCAGCCGGTGCTGCATGCTGGTGGTACCATCTACAAAGTGGCAATTGCTTTTTGTGACAACCCGGCGCGGTACGACCGGCGATATGGTGCAGAGACACCTCATTAGATATTACTCCAGGCATATAGCAGGCAATGCAGGGGAGAGCGCCAAGAGCATTGGCGATGCGCCGTTCCTCCGTCGTTGGTGGGCTCCGTTTGGGAAACGGAAGATATTGTACGTTAAGATGATTTTTTGTACTGGCTGACATCAATAAGCCTTAAAGGACGATACTTCCTTTCAATGCGTCAGATCTGTACCCGCTTTCAGCAGACATATTCCTGAAACCTGAGAGCCAGAAGAATGGCCTGATATCATCCAAATATGGCATTATTTCAGTGGCAGGCAGGCCTGATTTAATCATAATTATCACATTAGGCCATCATGATATGGCTCTGATGGTTATTAACCAATACAGGACTTGCTAAAATGAAGATCATCCAGGTACGTAACGCCACACAACTCATTTCTTACGCTGGTAAAAAATTTCTTGTCGATCCGATGCTTGCGAAAAAAGAAGCCTATCCGGGATTCGAAGGAACGGCCCGGTCAGATATCCGCATCCCGATGACTGAGCTGCCTTTTGACCTTGATGTACTGCTGGATGTGGATGCCATTATTGTCACCCACACACACCCTGACCACTGGGATGAAGCGGCTGTTGCGCACATCCCGAAAGATAAACTGATTTATGTTCAGAATGAACATGATGAAAAGATCCTGCGTTCCCAGGGCTTCAGCAACCTTGTTATTCTGTCTGACAAAAGCACATTTGGCGAAATTTCACTTATTAAAACCGTTTGTCAGCATGGTTCGGACGAAGCCTATGCTAACCCGCAACTCGCAGCAATCCTTGGGGATGCCTGTGGGGTGGTCTTCCAGCATCCGTCCGAAAAAACGCTCTATCTGGTCGGGGATACCATCTGGATCAAGGCTGTAGAGGATAATTTACGTCGGTTCAATCCTGGCGTCGTTATTATGAATACGGGCTGGGCGCATGTTCTCGGATTCGGCCCCATTATTTTCGGCAGGGAAGATGTCCTGAAAGCCCATCGTATCGTACCAGAGGCACTGATTGTGGCAACGCACATGGAGGCCGTAAACCACTGTCTGCTGACCCGTCAGGAACTGCTGGAATATGCCCGCGATAACCAGATCCAGGCGTCAGTTGCCGTTCCTGCTGATGGTGAATCAGTTACGATTTAACCCGGAGGCCATGGCATGTCCACCATCACTGTCGCTATAGTGATCACCGAAGGGTTCAGTACATTTCATGTCTCCGTTCCACTAATCCTGTTCGGGGAGATACTGGAAGGGAAGGCTCTCTTCAGCCGCCGGGTATGTGCGGAAGAGCCCGGGCTTATCTGGTCTGCTGAAGGTACGGCGATGAGGGCAGAATACGGGCTTGATGCACTGGCAGAGGCCGATATCGTTATTATTCCTTTCTGGAAACACATCCATGAAAGGCCTTCTGAAACTCTGCTCAGTGCCCTGGTTGCAGCCTGGAAAAATGGAGCTCAGGTGGTGGGCCTGTGCCTGGGGAGTTTTGTTCTGGCTTACACCGGTCTGCTGGATGGTAAACGGGCGGCCACGCACTGGGAGGCTGAACGGGATTTCCAGATGCTTTTCCCGGCGGTTCATCTGGACGTGAACGTGCTTTATGTTGAGGACGAGCGGATTATCACCTCAGCCGGTACAGCCGCAGCACTGGACTGTTGTCTCCATGTGATCCGGCAACGCCTGGGCAGATATACGGCTAATCAAATAGCCCGCCGGATGGTTGCTCCTCCTTACCGGGAAGGCGGACAGGCACAGTACCGGCAACTGCTTATTCCCAAAAGTACGTCCGATAACCGCATAAACCAGCTGCTGGAATACCTGTCCGCAAATCTGGGATTACCACATGATATTGACACTCTGGCCCATTTAGCCTCCATGAGCCGAAGAACGCTTACACGCCATTTTCATTCGGCCACAGGAATGACGGTCTGGGAGTGGATCACCACAGAGCGTCTCCGGCGGAGTCAGGAACTGCTGGAAAGTACAGATATTGCAGTGGAGCGGGTTGCCGAACTGGCAGGCTTTCAGTCCACCATTACTTTCCGGCAGATATTCCGGCAGCGGATGGGAGTCAGTCCCAGTGAATGGCGAAAAACATTTAACGGAACGCCGGAAGGCAATATTCCGGCAGGTAAAGAAACTGAAAAATGAGGTGCAATATGTCTGTTGAAGAAAATATCAAAACGGTTAAAAAGTTTTATCGTCTGATTGAAGAAAATAAATATGATGAGGTGAAAAACCTCTGCCATCCGGATTTTAAATTCTATTCTCAGGTGGATACACCGCTGAACAGTGAGCAGTTTATCGTACAGGAAAAAGGCCATATGGATGCTTTTCCGGGATTTACAATGCGTATCCACGAAATCTTTGCCAGAGACGATAAAGTCGCCTGCTATCTTATCTTTGAAGGCGTGCAGACCCGTGAATTCCTTGGGCATCCTGCCAGCGGCAGGAAAGTGCGCTTTTCTCTGATGTTTATGATCACTCTGAAAGACGGGAAATATATAGAAAAACGGGCTCATTATAATACAGCGGATATCCTCCGGCAGTTGTCAGCCTGAGTGGCAACACATTGCCCAGTCTGTATTATTACAGGCAGGGCTGCGTATCTGACAGGAGCAATGAGCTTAGCCTGGAAAGGTAATCCATTAACGCCAGGGCTACTTTTTATTCCGATTCAGGCTCTCTATAAAGGGCTTGAATGCGGCATATCTGTGAAGGACTGTACCCTGTCGCATCTACCGTTTCATGGATACTTAGTTTCTTGACCTGCCGGTAGTACAGGACTTTCTGATGCCGTTCCTGATCGGCCTGTTATCCCCGGTATTTACCCAGCGTATGAGCCCGTTCAATTCCCTGTTGTTGCCGTTGGCGACGGCTCAGCCAGTCCTTATGCGACATCGCGGCCATCAGGTCGATAAGCATGTTATTGATGGCGGTTATCACGGCGCGGGTGATTGGGTCAGCCTGCGAAGGGTCTTTATCTGACAGCGCCTGCCATGAGGTGGATACATCCAGGCGACAATCCGCAGTTCGTGTTGTTCTATCTGCTTTTTCAGCGTAATCCAGTCACTGTTACTCAGACGGGTCAGGCGGTCAATTTGCTCGACCAGTAAAATATCATTGCGGTGGCTGTCCATCAGTAAGCGTCCCAGTTCCGGGCGGTCGAGTTTTGTACCGCTTATGTTCTCCCGGTAGTAACTGGCTATTTTATGTCCCCGCTCCTGAACAAACTGCCCCAGCATCTCTTTTGCCCGATCGGCAAACTGATCTTCCGTTGATGCCCTTAAATAAGCTCTGATGAACATTTTTCCACCACGTTATCGCTTTTAGGTTATTGCATTTAATCTATCGCAATGGCAGAGTCCTGTCCGGGAACCTCGCGGGCTTCTCTGGAAAACATGCAGGCATGGTACATCCGAGATGAAACCTACTCTGCTGCCCTGGCGGAACTGGTTAAGTAGGTAATGGCCACGTCTTCGTAGTTGACTAACGCCACGGCTCAATTATAACAATCAATTAGAGCAATGTTATATTGTTTATCTTCAGTCACATTTTTTCACTTTAGTATCTATGTGCTATACTCCTTTCTGATTGATTGGATGCGGAACACAAACCCGCTCTTTAGTGCAGCCTGGCTCCTTGCCAGGCTTTTTTTATTTCATCATGGAAGCTGTTAACGCTTTGGACCTTGCTGAACTGATTGAAAGGACATTGTTAACCTTATCCAAGAGTTCGCCAAAGTCAGACACTACTTTAGCAAAACCGCGCCGTGCTTCTTCCTCGGTGGCATTCATCACGAAATGTTCAGCACTACGCATACTTCTGACAGGGAACGCAACGGATATTGAGTCAATATCAGGCATTCTATCGCTCAGCTTTACAGTGACAATGACGGCTGGCGACTGAATATTAGTGCTCACAGACAGCACTACATATTTTCCGTCGATGTTGAAATCCTTTCTCATATGTCACCATAAATATCAAAGAATTAGAGCAATCATTTACGCGTTAATGGCTAATCGCCATCTTCCAGCAGGCGCACCATTGCCCCTGTTTCACTATCCAGGTTACGGATATAGTTCATGACAATATTTACGTTGGTCCAGCCACCAGCTTGCATGATCTCCGGTATTGAAACTCCGGCACGGGCCATATCTCGCGCGGCTCCGACACGGGCACTGTGTCCAGACCAGGCCAGGTACCTCTGGCCAGAGTCATCCTTAGCCCCGTAAATCAATCGGTGAGTTGCTTCAAAAATCCCTTCCAGGGCGCGAGTTGATAGCTGGCTGGTGGCAGATGGCGCGGCAACACCATTTTTTCTGACACGGCAAAACAAGAAGTTATTCGGATCATCAGCCACACCAGAGACAGAAATCCATCGCTCAACCAGTTTAGTTACCCCCAGACTAAGTGCCTTCTCTACACCAGCGGTGCTAACCAGCGTTTTCGTTCTGCCAATATGGATTAACATTCTCCCACCGTCAGTACGTGAGATATCTTTAACTCTGATCCTAGAAATTTCGGCTATACGTAACAGGGTGTTATAAGCAATCCCCAGAAATGCCAGATTACGTATATCCTGGCAGCGATCGCTATTTTCCATGAGTGAACGAACCTGGTCGAAATCAGTGCGTTCGAACGCCAGCGCCTGTTTTGCACGCTCACCGGCATCAACGTTTTCTTTTCGGATCCGTCGCATGACCAGTGAAACAGCATTGCTGTCACTTGGTCGTGGCAGCCCGGACCGACGATGAAGCATATTTAGCTGGCCCAAATGTTGCTGGATAGTTTTCACTGCCAGACCGCGCGCCTGAAGATATAGAAGATAATCGCGAACATCTTCAGGTTCTGCGGGAAACCACTTCCGGTTATTCAACTTGCACCATGCCGCCCACGACCGGCAAACGGACAGAAGCATTTTCCAGGTATGCTCAGAAAACGCCTGGCGATCCCTGAACATGTCCATCAGGTTCTTGCGAACCTCATCACTCGTTGCATCGACCGGTAATGCAGGCAAATTTTGGTGTACGGTCAGTAAATTAGACATTTAACACTCAGATAATGGTTTTAAGTAAAGTGTACAGGATCGGCTCTGCCTTTACCTGTTTATGGTTCTCGTCATAGAAACGCCAGCGACCGCGCGTGCGTTCTATTTTCTCTTCACCGCGCGATAATGACAGTTGGCAACTATCACGCTCAAACCCTTTTGCCCGCCAGTAACCACGGTTTTTCTCAAGCTCAAGATGAGTGGACACTTTAGCAGCTGAATATCCCATTTTTCACCTCTGATTGATTGGTGGTGCTAAGTGCGCTACGCGAAATCTGGAGCACTAACACTGCCAACATTTCGCAGATTTTACGTAGCGCAACCTTGATCAAATGATCAAGTGATCACTATTTGACCTGATAAGGTATTGAACTGTATGGATTTACAGGTAAATTGATCATATTCAATAACCCTTAAGATAACTTCGTATAATGTATGCTATACGAAGTTATTAGGTCTGAAGAGGGGTTTACTTCCAGCTGCGCATAAAAATCAAGAATTATTAGAGCAATAAATTTTGAGAGAAAAATCCCACTCCACCAGCCAAAAACTGGATTGCTTTTCATAGTTGTTTGACAATTGCTCTAATAAATTATAGTTTTGCCGCCGTTTCGTAATACGACTTTGGATTCACTATTTAATGTGTCTTCAGCGTTGTAGAGCGGCTCAGAAGGAAATGAGCAAACAGGGAAACCTTATACAACGGCATTACAGCTATGCATTGCTCATCTTACACACAGCGCAATGTTGTTAGATTACCCCAGCATGGATCATGGGTGAAACAGTAGGTCAGAGCTTCAGGCTCTGTGTTGTCAATACAGTGAGGCATAATTATGGCTTTCATTCCACCAACCATCGACGACGTTAGACATTGCTCTAACGCTTTATCTGTAGACCCTGCCGAAACCGACGCTGCCCGCGCCATTGCTGAACACTACTCAAAGATATCCAATCAGGAGTACCGCATCACCCAAGACGACCTGGATGATCTCACTGACACAATCGAATATCTCATGGCCACTAACCAGCCAGACTCACAATAAATGCACTAATAAATCTATTATTTTCGTTGGATCCTTCTATAATGGTGGCCAACAACTCCCAGTGTAATCCGCTGTGAGTTGTTGGCCATGTCAATTCTGGAGGAGGATCAATGATAAATTATGTCTACGGCGAACAACTGTACCAGGAGTTCGTCAGCTTCAGGGATCTCTTTCTAAAAAAAGCTGTTGCACGCGCCCAACACGTTGATGCCGCCAGCGACGGTCGTCCTGTACGCCCGGTTGTCGTTCTGCCGTTCAAAGAAACGGACAGCATTCAGGCTGAAATTGATAAATGGACTTTAATGGCGCGGGAACTGGAACAGTACCCAGATCTCAATATCCCAAAGACTATTTTATATCCTGTGCCTAACATCCTTCGCGGTGTGCGTAAGGTTACGACTTATCAGACAGAAGCTGTGAACAGCGTCAATATGACCGCTGGCCGCATTATTCATCTGATTGATAAGGACATTCGCATCCAAAAAAGCGCGGGGGTCAATGAGCACAGTGCGAAATACATAGAGAACCTGGAAGCAACAAAAGAGCTAATGAAGCAGTACCCGGAGGATGAAAAATTCCGTATGCGCGTACACGGCTTTAGCGAAACAATGCTGCGCGTCCATTACATTTCCAGTAGCCCTAACTACAATGATGGTAAATCAGTTAGTTACCATGTGCCGCTATGTGGCGTGTTTATCTGCGATGAAACTCTCCGAGATGGAATCATCATCAACGGTGAATTTGAGAAAGCAAAATTTAGCCTTTATGACTCTATAGAACCGATCATCTGCGACCGCTGGCCGCAGGCAAAAATATATCGCCTGGCAGATATTGAAAATGTAAAAAAACAAATTGCCATCACTCGCGAAGAGAAAAAGGTCAAATCAGCCGCATCAGTTACGCGCAGCCGTAAAACTAAGAAGGGGCAGCCAGTAAACAGCAACCCCGAAAGCGCGCAATAGTTTTCCATCCGGCATGGTCAAATTGTTATTCATTAAGCCATGCCAGAGCTTCATCAACCTGCGCTTCGTCTTCGACGCTAAGCACTTCATCTTGGGGAACATAGTTCGCCAACATAGCGAAACAATATGTATCCCAATGGTCCGGTGAGTGCAGGTTGAGTTTTTTCTTCATATCTTCCTTTGACATCACCTTCCATTGACCTGCGGAATTTATCCCTACCGGTATCTTTGATGCTTCCTCTATAGTCGCAGCCCCCTTATCAAGCCGCATACGCCCTGATTTTACAGCTTCTGCCGCCTGAATATTCGCGAAAGCGCGCATATCGAAATAAAGGCTTTTATCTTCACGGCTGTGCATCTTTTTACCCCAGCGGATACGCTGGACGGTAATACCATAGCGTTCGTACATCAGATCAGCCGTCGATTTCCCCAAGCCATCGCCATCAATAGCTATGGTTATGTTCGGGAACCGTTCTGGGTTACATTCTGCGAAAATCTTGGCGGCTAACTGCGTTTCTGTAACGTCTGTGTATTCCAGCATACGATAGTTGATTACACGGCGTTTATTTCGCTGGCCGGACACCATCATGATATTAATAACGGACTTATCTCGTCCTGCGCCACCAGCAACGTCAACACATGCAACCCAGCCCCATCCTTTGGCAATCTTGACCTTTCGCCGCGTCGCCCGCTCAACCTCATCACGACCAAGAAGAAAGCCATCTTGAGATTTGGGAAATTCACCACGTACTTTAATCATATACATGGGGTTATCACGACCGCCATACTCCGCAAGTTTTGCTCGTATAAATTTTGCATCTACAAGCGGAGATTCTTCACTATTCAGTATTATCGCAGTAAACAATCCATCAGGATTTCCCGGGCGAATAGCTAGTCTGTGGTGTGAATCGTAGAAATAGCCTGAAGGTCGCGTAGGCTGGGAAAGAAGCAGAATACGGTTATCCTTACCGGTCAGCGCACCTGTTATCACACTGAATGCTTTATCACTCACACCCGACGCTTCGTCGATGATATACAAGAGATGATCGGCGTGTTCACCAGCCAACGCCTCCTCATTTCCGGGGCGACAGGACTTTATCAATATTGTCCAAACACCCTTGCCAGTCACCTCAAAAAAAGACGTTTCTGTAAGAATGAAATACTTCGACAACCACGGGAATCTGCTAACAGCAGTAGCCCAATTGCTCTTTATGTATTTGAAAATACCATCAAGGACTTGCTGTCTTTTGTTAGCGACCAGAATAACGCGAGCGCCGGGGAAAAACATGATGAAGAGTATTGCAATGATACTCGTCATATCCGACTTACCAGTACCATGGCCGGAGGTCACACTTGTCCAACTGCCGTCCTGCTGCGTGGACTCAATGATCTCATCCTGCTGCCAGGTTGGTGTCTTCCCAAACAACACATCAGCGGCCGCAATCCAGTCATAACGATATAGCGCCACCAGCTCGCGCCAACGTGGGTCCGTTACGCAACTTCTGGCCATTAATCATCATCCCCGTACAGTTTGCGGGTAACTTCTTCGTCTTCCTCCTCGTCTTCGTCCAGATCCTGTTCAAGCCATGCTTCGTTTGATATGCCTTCCGCATCGACATCACCATAACCACCTGTATCGACGATATCGGCAATTTCTTCTCTACGATGCTCAATCCACAATGCGGCATCAGCGCGGCGGCTGGCGGCCCGTTCTCGCGCGATTTTATCCAGATCTTCAAGTGATGGAGCGCCAGATGCTGTTTGGTTTTCCTCGTCATCGGTATTGGTCTTAGGAGCACGCAGATCGGCTTTGATTTGCTCCAGCATCAGGGGCGGCACTTTCCCTCCATGCGCCTCGATGAATTCAGCTGCTTCCAGCACTGACCAGTTATTTTCACGCTTTCGTTCGTATGCCAGCTTAACAATGCCAGCTTGCCCCATAGATAAAGCGTGCTTTTCCGCCTCCCGGCTTTCTTTTCGATAGTTATTCCGGATGCTGTAAATGGTGTTGATCAGGCTGCTTATCTGCGCGGAACAGCTGTTTAGCATGCTCGCGATACGGTATTCAGGCGGAGTACCTTCATCATCGTCTTTTTGCTGATCGCGCATTTCCTGCACCAGGCGAATACACGTATCCCTGGCGTTCTCCAGCATAAGGAGATGAGAAAGAGACTTTTCAAGAAGAGTGGTTTCCAGAACATCGGCCCCGGACCGACGCAACATAGCGCGCGCGGCCTTCCGTGCTTCAACGTTATCTATCAGGTAATCGCCAGCTTCGAATTCAAAGCGTTCACCATCATCATCCAGGGTGTCGCGTTCCAGGCGATCACGTAAGGTACGGTGGGCGCGAGTGATCACGTCATGATCATCAGAACGATCATTTATGCGCTTATTTTGGCGCTTAGCGTTCTCGACTGCGGCACTGACAACAGCATTAACTCTTTGTTTTTCAGCCATTTCAGCCACAATGTGATCACCTGCACGTTGATCATTAGCGTGATCAATGATCATGCTTTTTAGTGGTTTCCTGACAGGCTTATTTGGCTTACGACTGTCCGCTGTTCCGGTGTCTTCTTTGAATGCACGGAGATAACGACGTGCGGTGTTTGGGTTGAGATTAAACTCGGCGGCATATTGTGCGATGGTGTAACCACCATCTCGCGCCAGGCGAGCAAAATTCTTCTTGTGATCGTCCCAGGTCACTTATGCTTCCTTTCGTATAAAACTCTTTTTGACGCGAGGGTAACGAAAGTCACATGTCAAAAGGCCCGGAACGGGCAAGCAATCAATCAGATACGTGCGGATGTAGCATTACCGTAATGACGGTGCTGACGGGCCACCTTATTGAAAAGTTGACGCGCCATTACCCAAGGCTGGTGCTCCCGGCGTTCCTTTTCGTCCTGCGTCATATAGAGTTCGTTCTGGAGTTTTTCATCAAACCGGCGCGGAGCGCGGCTACGGCGAAAGAATTCAGGATTCAGAGAGTGGATCTGAAATCTACGTGGGCGTGTACTGTCATCAATCAAAACAGACGAATACTTAGACACAGCGATAGCCTTTAAGCGCAGATAAACATCGCGCTTATCGACATCCAGATGCGGGTATTCCTTTTCAAGAATTGCTGCGAGTTCTTTCGCTGATAGAAGAGATTTAGTGCGGATCATGTAATCCGCAATCTCGTACGATGTTATTCGTGAGTGATTTATTTCCATGAAGTGGCGTCCCTGCCAGTTAAGTAACATCCTGTCACCTACTGATTAGCCCATGTCAACTAATCAACGTGGAATATAATACCCTCGATTAAAGAAATAGCAATACATTAGAGCAATTTTATCTAACGCTCAACGAGTGACTTGTGATAGCGCCGACTCCAAGCGCGTAATCAAAGAACAATCGTTGATGCATCGCCAGCCTACCGTGCGTCTTCTCCCAATTATCGCGGTCACGCTCAATATCACGCTGGCATGACTGGCACAGAGGAATTGCGTAAATGTCATGCGCGCATAATCGACTATGACGAACAATATAAGGCGTAATGTGAGCGCCAGCTCCCGCCGCTCCACACCCACAGCATGGACGGGAAGCAACAAAGTCCATGTACTCAGGTAATTTTAGCGATTGCAGTTTTGGTATTTTGAAATGCGCCATGCCAGGGTCGGAGTCAACATCCACAGGGCATACTTTTGCACGCATCGGCGCGGCGCGTTCTTCCATCATCTGAACATATGCTGTAGCGCGATCGTCATACGGGCGAATATCCGCCTCTTTCAGAGGTCCGCTATCCTGCGTTGCGGCTTTCATCTTATTTATTGATATACGGCAAACTTCTTCCGGCATCAGGTGCATCATGTTGCGCATGAAAGCCCACCAGCACAGTTCCTGAATACTTAAATCATGGCCATCTGAAAGCCCCATTTCCTGACGGGCGACATCCAGTATCCAGTTAACGCGATTATTATGCAGCGTTTCTTTCAGCTCATTAAAACCACGCATCCGGTAATGGTTATCGTGATGCCAGCACAGCAACACCGCGCTATTGTCTCGTTCAGCGTGGACAATATGGTTGTCACACCAACTATGATCTGCGGCCTGGCATCGCCCCTCTTTCCTGCGCAACCACGCCACCAGCGCGTCAATTCCACCAATACGACGAAACAGCTCATCGCTGTTAAAAAACGGCTGCAACGCCTCATTTGTTGCCATGGTTTGCTCGGAAACAACGAGGCCGTCGTCCATGTGCTCGATTAACTCACGCGGCACCGGCTCCATAATAAATTTACGGCCAGCCTCCACCAGCTTTCTGACCTCCTGATCCACTTTGAACGTGGCGAGGCCAAGCTCTTTCTGTACAAAGGGAGTAATTACGGCTTTCACATCACACCTTTAATCACTGATTGGGCTTTATCTGCTGCCCGGCATTCTCTGTTTAAGCACAACCATTTCCTGACGGCATAACACAGCAATAGCGGTCCTGGCACCAATTTGCTTACCAACCAGGTATTGCTTTACCTTGCGGCGACTCACGCCATCAAGAAGCATCTTTAACGCTTCACGGGACAATTTGTTGTATTTGCGTGCCATTAATCTACTCCGCAGAACCATACAATCTACGTAACGTGTCGGCGACAGAAGATACAGATATCTCGCCAGTCGCAGCGCCTACGGTAAGGTCTGCCAGTTCAGGTGAATCAAATACCTGCACCCCGTTACGGCGTAGAAATAGCAGCGCACTGTTTAGCGCGGTACGCTTATTGGCATCATTGAATATATGCCCTCTCGCTGTAGCCACCAGGTAGGTGGCGGAGACTTCGAAAAGGTCGGTGATCTCTTCGTAGGCAACTCTGGCCTGAACTCTCCCGATAATGGCCTCTGCCCTACCCGGATCTGACATTCCCGGCAGGCCGCCGTAGCGGTTTATATTCGCATCATGAAGCGCAATAAGTTCTTCCGGTGATATATGCCTCATTATCGGTTAACCAGTTCCTTGTTGGTGGAGTCCAGGGTGTCAAACAGGGATGCAAATTCAGCATCCAGCGCCGCTTTTTTGTAGGCTTCGAAAGTAGCCTTGCTGACAATTACTGCTGGCTCACGGCCTCTGCGGGTGATTTCAACCTCTTCCCCGGCCTCAACATTGTTGAGCACTTCAGAAAGGTTGCCGCGCGCGGTACGGAAGTTAATGGATTGCATAAATACCTCGTGTACTCGTTATGTGTACACAATTATAAACTTCACAGGCATAAAGCACCAGCACTTTGCGGCTTAACAAACCTCTAGGCAGGTCATTCGTAGCCTAATGTCCGAACTGCTAAAGCATCCAAGTTGCTGTAGAATCACCGCCAATTACATAAGCCTGAAATAAGTGGATGAAAATGACAAGTATTCAACAACGTGCAGAGCTTCATCGTCAAATCTGGCAAATTGCTAACGATGTCAGGGGTTCGGTCGATGGATGGGATTTTAAGCAATACGTTCTGGGCGCACTTTTCTACCGTTTTATCAGCGAAAATTTTTCCAGCTATATTGAAGCCGGGGATGACAGTATCTGTTATGCGAAACTGGATGACAGCGTAATTACTGATGACATTAAAGACGATGCTATCAAAACTAAAGGCTACTTCATCTACCCCAGTCAGCTTTTCTGCAACGTAGCGGCGAAAGCAAATACCAATGACAGACTGAATGCAGATTTAAACAGCATCTTCGTTGCTATCGAAAGTTCTGCTTACGGTTATCCTTCAGAAGCTGACATCAAAGGTTTGTTTGCTGATTTCGATACCACCAGTAACCGCCTGGGTAACACCGTTAAAGATAAAAATGCCCGCCTGGCTGCGGTTCTGAAAGGGGTTGAAGGGTTAAAACTTGGTGACTTCAACGAACATCAGATTGACCTGTTCGGTGATGCCTATGAGTTCCTGATCTCTAACTATGCGGCAAATGCCGGTAAGTCAGGCGGCGAGTTCTTTACACCGCAGCACGTCTCTAAGCTGATTGCACAACTGGCTATGCACGGGCAGACCCACGTTAACAAAATCTACGACCCGGCAGCAGGCTCCGGTTCGCTGTTGTTGCAGGCTAAAAAACAGTTTGATGACCATATCATCGAAGAAGGTTTTTTTGGTCAGGAAATCAACCATACGACCTATAACCTGGCGCGTATGAACATGTTTTTGCACAACATCAACTACGACAAGTTTGATATCAAGCTGGGCAATACGCTGACTGAACCGCACTTCAGAGATGAAAAACCGTTTGATGCCATCGTTTCTAACCCGCCGTATTCGGTGAAATGGATTGGCAGCGATGACCCGACGCTGATTAACGATGAACGTTTTGCCCCGGCTGGCGTTCTGGCCCCCAAATCCAAAGCTGACTTTGCGTTTGTATTACATGCGCTGAACTATCTTTCTGCCAAAGGTCGTGCTGCGATTGTTTGCTTCCCGGGTATTTTTTACCGTGGCGGTGCGGAGCAGAAAATCCGTCAGTATCTGGTCGACAATAACTATGTCGAAACCGTGATTTCACTGGCACCGAATCTGTTCTTTGGCACCACCATTGCCGTCAATATTCTGGTGCTGTCTAAACATAAAACCGATACCAAAGTTCAGTTTATTGACGCCAGCGAACTATTCAAAAAAGAGACCAACAACAATATCCTGACCGATGCCCATATCGAACAGATTATGCAGGTATTTGCCAGCAAGGAAGATGTTGCTCATCTGGCGAAATCAGTCGCGTTTGAGACCGTTGTTGCTAATGACTATAACCTGTCGGTGAGCAGCTATGTTGAAGCGAAAGATACTCGCGAAATTATCGATATCGCTGAGTTGAATGCAGAGCTGAAAACCACGGTCAGCAAAATCGACCAGTTGCGTAAAGATATTGATGCAATTGTGGCTGAAATTGAAGGCTGCGAGGTGCAGAAATGAGCGAGTTGAGTTATCTGGAAAAATTGATGGATGGGGTTGAAGTTGAGTGGTTGCCACTCTCAAAAGTATTCAACTTAAGGAATGGTTATACACCGTCTAAAACTAAAAAAGAATTTTGGGCGAATGGTGATATACCTTGGTTCAGAATGGATGACATACGTGAAAATGGTAGAATTCTAGGGAGTTCACTTCAAAAAATTTCATCCTGCGCCGTAAAAGGGGGGAAACTATTTCCTGAAAATTCAATATTAATATCAACGTCGGCAACAATTGGTGAGCATGCTTTAATCACTGTACCTCATCTAGCCAATCAAAGGTTTACATGTTTGGCTTTAAAAGAGTCTTATGCTGATTGCTTTGATATTAAATTTTTATTTTACTACTGTTTTTCTTTAGCTGAGTGGTGCCGAAAAAACACAACGATGTCCAGTTTTGCGTCTGTTGATATGGATGGATTCAAAAAATTTTTAATCCCTCGCCCCTGCCCGGATAATCCGGAAAAATCCCTTGCCATCCAGTCTGAAATCGTGCGAATTCTGGACAAATTCAGCGCCCTTACTGCAGAGCTTACTGCAGAGCTTACTGCAGAGCTTAGCATGCGTAAAAAACAATACAACTACTATCGCGACCAGTTGTTGAGTTTTAAAGAGGATGAGGTTGAGGGTAAGAGGAAAACCTTAGGGGAAATTATGAAGATGCGTGCCGGACAACATATTTCGGCTCATAATATAATTGAAAGAAAAGAAGAGAGTTATATATATCCTTGTTTTGGAGGAAATGGCATACGGGGTTACGTCAAAGAAAAAAGTCATGATGGAGAACATCTATTAATAGGGCGACAAGGAGCATTGTGTGGTAATGTTCAAAGAATGAAAGGCCAGTTCTATGCTACAGAACATGCTGTTGTAGTTTCAGTCATGCCCGGGATTAACATTGACTGGGCATTTCATATGTTAACGGCAATGAATCTAAACCAATATGCTTCAAAATCGGCACAACCGGGACTTGCTGTAGGGAAATTACAGGAATTGAAATTATTTGTCCCTTCAATAGAGAGACAAATATATATTGCCGCAATACTCGATAAATTCGACACTCTGACCAACTCCATCACCGAAGGTCTCCCGCGTGAAATCGAGTTACGCCAGAAACAGTACGAATATTATCGAGATATGCTATTTAGTTTCCTGAAGCCGGAAGTAGCAGAGGCATGACATGGGCAAGACACTCTCGGAAATAGCTCAACAGCTTAGTACGCCTCAGAAAGTCAAGAAGACTGTCCATAAAGAAGTTGAAGCGACCAGGGCCGTGCCAAAGGTGCAGTTAATCTACGCTTTCAATGGCACGGGGAAAACGCGTCTTTCCCGGGATTTCAAGCAACTGCTTGAGTCCAAAGTTCATGACGGAGAAGGTGAAGACGAAGCTGAACAGTCCGCGTTGTCGCGCAAAAAAATCCTCTATTATAATGCCTTCACCGAGGACTTGTTCTATTGGGATAACGATCTGCAAGAAGACGCAGAACCGAAGCTGAAGGTGCAGCCTAACTCCTATACAAACTGGTTGCTGACCTTGCTAAAAGATTTGGGACAGGATAGCAATATCGTCCGTTATTTCCAGCGCTATGCGAACGACAAGCTAACGCCACACTTCAATCCAGATTTTACCGAAATCACTTTTTCCATGGAGCGCGGTAACGATGAGCGTTCCGCCCACATCAAGTTATCCAAAGGTGAAGAGAGCAACTTCATCTGGAGTGTGTTTTACACCCTACTGGATCAAGTGGTAACAATTCTCAATGTCGCTGACCCGGATGCGCGCGAGACCCACGCATTTGATCAACTGAAATATGTATTCATTGATGATCCCGTTAGCTCCCTTGATGATAACCACTTGATTGAACTGGCGGTTGATCTTGCAGGGCTGATCAAATCCAGCGAATCCGATTTGAAGTTCATTATCACGACACATAGTCCAATATTTTATAATGTACTTTTCAATGAGTTGAACGGTAAAGTTTGCTACATGTTGGAAAGTTTTGAGGATGGTACATTTGCCCTCACAGAAAAATATGGCGACTCTAACAAGAGTTTTTCCTACCATCTCCACCTAAAGCAAACAATCGAACAGGCAATTGCTGACAACAACGTTGAAAGATATCATTTCACGTTACTGCGCAATCTTTATGAGAAAACGGCCAGCTTTCTGGGCTACCCTAAATGGTCTGAACTCTTGCCTGACGACAAGCAGCTTTATCTGAGCAGAATCATCAATTTCACAAGCCACAGCACGCTATCGAATGAGGCCGTTGCAGAGCCAACGCCAGCGGAGAAAGCGACTGTCAAACTGTTGCTCGATCACTTGAAGAACAACTGTGGCTTCTGGCAGCAGGAACAAAAAAATGGTTGATTGCACCAAACCAATTGCTGAGTCCAATAATTTTATCATTTTGGACAAATACAACCCGGACTGGAAGATTACCGAGAGCTACCAGAGCGAAGGTGATCTGGAGCGTGAGCTGATTCAGGATTTGGTTAACCAGGGCTATGAATACCTGCCAACCCTGAACAACACCAAGGCTATGCTCGCTAATGTCAGGGAACAGTTGCAAAACCTTAACAATGTAGAGTTCCTGGAGGCTGAATGGCGTCGCTTTGTGGAAACCTGGATGGACAAGCCCAGCGATGGCGTTGTTGAAAAGGCCCGCAAGATTCATGATGATTATGTTCATGATTTCGTCTTCGACGATGGCCGTATTCAGAATATCTATCTGCTGGATAGAAAAAACATCCTTCGCAATAAAGTGCAGGTCATCAAGCAGTTTGAACAAGCAGGCACGCACGCCAATCGCTACGATGTCACCATTCTGGTCAATGGCCTGCCGCTGGTACAAATTGAATTGAAAAAACGTGGTGTAGCGATTCGTGAGGCTTTCAACCAGATACATCGTTACAGTAAAGAGAGTTTTAACAGCGAAAATTCCCTGTTTAAGTATCTGCAGCTGTTCGTCATTTCCAACGGCACTGATACCCGTTATTTTGCCAACACCACAAAGCGCGATAAAAACAGTTTTGACTTCACCATGAACTGGGCTAAATCAGACAATACACTGATTAAAGACCTCAAAGACTTTACCGCTACCTTTTTCCAGAAACATACTCTGCTTAATGTTCTGGTGAACTACAGCGTTTTTGACAGCAGTCAGACGCTACTGGTAATGCGACCGTACCAGATTGCCGCCACCGAGCGCATTCTGTGGAAAATTAAGAGTTCCTTTACAGCGAAGAACTGGTCAAAACCGGAAAGCGGTGGGTATATCTGGCACACTACCGGTTCTGGTAAAACCCTCACCAGCTTTAAAGCCGCGCGTCTGGCAACAGAACTGGACTTTATTGATAAAGTTTTCTTTGTGGTCGACAGGAAAGACCTCGATTACCAGACCATGAAGGAATATCAGCGTTTTTCGCCAGACAGCGTCAACGGCTCGGAAAATACCGCAGGCCTTAAACGAAATCTGGATAAGGACGATAACAAAATTATCGTCACTACTATTCAGAAACTCAATAACCTGATGAAAGCAGAAAGCGACCTGCCTGTATATAATCAGCAAGTGGTGTTTATATTTGATGAATGCCACCGCAGCCAGTTTGGAGAAGCGCAGAAAAACCTGAAGAAGAAATTCAAACGCTATTATCAGTTTGGTTTTACCGGCACCCCTATTTTCCCGGAAAACGCCTTAGGCTCAGAAACAACCGCCAGCGTATTTGGTCGTGAATTGCATTCGTATGTAATTACCGATGCGATTCGTGACGAAAAAGTGCTCAAATTCAAGGTGGACTACAACGATGTGCGGCCACAGTTTAAGTCTTTAGAGACAGAAACTGACGAGAAAAAACTGAGTGCGGCTGAAAATCAGCAGGCGTTTCTTCATCCCATGCGTATTCAGGAAATCACGCAATATATTCTGAATAATTTCCGCCAGAAAACCCACCGTACCTTCCCTGGCTCAAAAGGTTTTAATGCTATGTTGGCAGTGAGCAGCGTGGATGCCGCGAAAGCCTATTATGCGACGTTTAAACGGTTACAAGAAGAAGCCGCTAATAAATCGGCTACCTATAAACCGCTGCGTATTGCGACAATCTTCTCCTTTGCCGCCAATGAAGAACAAAATGCCATTGGTGAAATTTCCGATGAAACTTTTGATACCAGCGCAATGGACAGCAGTGCTAAAGAGTTTCTGGACGCTGCAATTCGTGAATATAACAGCCATTTTAAAACTAACTTTAGCACCGACAGTAACGGTTTTCAGAACTACTATCGTGATTTAGCCCAGCGGGTTAAAAATCAGGATATCGATCTGCTAATTGTCGTGGGGATGTTTTTAACCGGTTTCGATGCTCCAACATTAAACACGCTATTCGTCGATAAAAACTTGCGTTTTCACGGCCTGATGCAGGCATTCTCCCGCACCAACCGCATTTATGACGCGACTAAAACCTTCGGTAATATTGTCACGTTCCGAGATCTGGAACGCTCAACCATTGATGCCATAACGCTGTTTGGTGACAAAAATACCAAAAATGTGGTTTTAGAAAAGAGTTATGCAGAGTATATGGAAGGCTTTACTGATGCTGCCACTGGTGAAGCTAAGCGCGGCTTTATGGCAGTAGTTTCAGAACTGGAACAACGGTTCCCTGACCCTACCAGTATTGAAAGTGAAAAAGAGAAGAAAGACTTCGTTAAACTGTTTGGTGAATACCTGCGTGCCGAGAACATCCTGCAAAACTATGATGAATTTGCCACGCTGAAAGCCCTGCAACAAATCGATCTTAGCGATCCTGTTGCGGTAGAAAAATTCAAAGAAGAACATTATGTGGATGATGAAAAGTTCGCTGAATTGCAAACGATTCGTCTCCCTGCTGAACGCAAGATTCAGGATTATCGTTCTGCCTATAACGATATTCGTGACTGGCAGCGCCGCGAGAAAGAAGCTGATAAAAAAGAAAAATCAACCACTGACTGGGATGACGTGGTTTTTGAGGTCGATTTGCTGAAGTCTCAGGAAATAAACCTGGATTATATCCTTGGACTGATTTTCGAACACAACAGACAAAATAAAGGCAAGGGCGAAATGATCGAAGAGGTCAAACGCTTAATTCGTTCAAGCCTGGGGAACCGGGCGAAAGAGGGCCTGGTGGTCGATTTTATTCAGCAAACGAACCTGGATGATTTACCAGACAAAGCCAGTATCATTGAGGCATTCTTTACGTTTGCTCAACGCGAACAGCAACGTGAAGCAGAAGCATTGATAAAAGAAGAAAATCTCAATGAAGATGCAGCAAAACGCTATATTCGCACGTCTTTAAAACGCGAATACGCCACCGAAAATGGCACAGAATTAAACGAAACATTACCAAAACTTAGTCCGTTGAATCCGCAATATAAAACGAAAAAACAGGCAGTTTTCCAGAAAATCGTCTCGTTTATTGAGAAGTTTAAAGGCGTAGGCGGAAAAATATAGCCCAATTCGTGTTTTTCTTGCGGGTTCTTAATTAAACCCGCAAGAGCTCGTGGGGTTCCAAATGGCTAATATACTCCCCTTACCCATGCGCGACGATGCCGCCAAAAGTGATAGAGAACAGCCAGAAATAGATCGCGGCCATAATGATTTTGAATGCCGTGTTCATATTTTCAGCTCCTGTGATTGATTGGATACATGCCGCGCCTTGCGGCATGTTTTTATTTTCACTTCCCCTGCCTTAAAAATCTATATTTATTAGAGCAATTATTGTTGATGAAGAAGCGCATTTTCATACTCCCTGACCATTAATGTAAGTACGCCGTGACTCCTGAAAACACGCGCCACTTCAATCTTATCTTCCAGCGCGAACGCAATTTTACTTAGACCAATTTTCTTCAGGAGATCAATCTTTGCTGGACCGTCATTTCTGTCATCGGTGGCAGGACGCATAGATAGCAAAGGCTCCGCCCCATTTGTTACGTGCTTACGCAACCAGGCTCGTGTTTTATCCCTGGCTATCTCACAGCGCCCGGTTACAAACCAGAGGGTGTAAATGCCGGACAACTGGCGCACCATATCAATAACTGGAGTGATGGGAGCATCAGTGTCACAGGCAAGGTTAAACTCGTTCCAGTGCTCTGTTAATGCACCTTTGCCAGGTGGTGGAAGTAAATGCAGCCTGTCTTCCGTTGCCTCTGATATCGTCCCATCAATATCTACTATGACGATGTACGGACGTTCCTGGTGTGCGTGTTTATTGAAAATACTCAAATGCCCTCCTCATTGGACGAAAAAAATGCTGGTGGGAGCACTCCACCAGCATTAAAAGTGACACTGTAACTATCAGCGAACGTAAATAGTGCCGCCGTTCTCTTTTTCCCATGCATCGCTACGTGCATAGCAAACATCGAGAAGTCTTCTTGCCGCAGTTTCCTCTAAACCCAATTCGACAACCAACTGCTCATGACGGCGGGTAACCACATCAAACAGGGTATGCAGCCCTTTAGTTGCCAGATCATCAATGAATTCCGGTTCGAACGGCAGCTCTGCATCTGCCAACATAACCTCTTGCGCCCACTCAACTCGACGGACCAATTCCGGGCGACGGCTTTCCATCTCTTTACAGATCAATTCATGGAAGAACTCTACCCAACCTTCCGGCTGGAACTCGCGGAAAATTGCCAACGGCTGGAAGTTTGGCATCAACCATTCGTTGATTCGGATATCAATGGCATAGCCCATGTCGCAGCAGAACTGATAAGCAAAGTCCAGCTTAGAAACGATATAAGGACGCTCGTTATTGAACTCTTTAGGCGATGAGATCCCATAAGCCAGGAGGCGCGGGAAGAAGGAGATTTGCCCTAACGTCGGATGAAGTTTGCTTGCAGGGAAACGGCGCTCAGTAATGCCATACATTTCCTTCTTGAGCGTCGCAAATTTGGCATTCTCATTAACCAGCGCGGTAACCTCTGCTTTTTTATTAGCAAATGCCACGCGCGCCTCGCTTGCATCTTTAATAGTTTTTTTGAGCTGTTGGTTAAGGTCGGCGACCTGCTTACGCAGTTCCTGTCGCTCGCTTTTAGCTTTGTTATAGCGTTTCTCAAGGTTAAAAGGATCAAGTTTCATGATCTCTTTATATTGAGATTTTAGCGTTGAAATCTGTGAGTTCCGCAGTTCAACCATCGCAGTCATTTCATTGAGTTTTGTTTCCAGCTCAATGCTTATACGTTCGGCATTATCAGCACGCTGGTTGGCGTCATGCGTCGCATCGTCGATCGCGTCCTGTTGCTGGCGTTTCAAATGTTCAATTTCCAGCTGAAGCTCTTCAATTTCTTTACCCTTCAGACCGAGATCCAACTGCATATTTTCAGCTGCATCTACCAGGGAGTTATGGCTATCAGCTTCTGCGTTATAAACATCAATAAGCTGTGCGTGAAGCATCTCCGCTGACTGAACCGCATTATCAAAAAAACGTGCTGTGAGGTCATCACAACTAACGCGGCGTTGCGCGGCCCGGATGTTCTGGATAATGGCCGGGATACCGGCATTCAGGACATCAGGGATACATACATTTTCGATTGATTGGTTTTGTGCTGAAGTGCTCATTTCAAAGTTCCGTATTAGCTTGTGCTTCGGTCATTTTTCCTAAGTATGAAGGAGGAAGGACTACGCAATTTGTATCCAGTCCCTCACCTATGGCAGCCTGTAAAATTCTGGCTAAGGTGAGTCTCTTGTTGCGATACCTGGTGATGACATGCCTGATACCGCCGGTCGGCGTAACAAAGGCGATCAGCCAGTAGTGATATTTCCGTCGGAATGGCCACATAGTGCACCTTGTAGATTGCTCTAATAAAAAACGTGATGAGTGTACATCACGTTTTAAAAATATGGAATTATTAGAGCAATATTATTCTGATTCTCGCTCAAAAAATGAGCTGATAAGGGGAAGCCAATCCTCTGACACTTCGCGAGGTCGCGGTTTGCCGTGGAAAAAGATTATTCGGCAGTCTTTTGGTAATGCCCCATTCCCCCTGGAGTAACGCGCGCTCGCATATTTTGAACCAGGTTCCACAACATCGGCCTTGTAACTTACAAACCATCCTGGATACAGATCCTGAAATGCTGGTGTATCATCGCCCATAACCTTTCGTAAGAACCCCTGGTCCCCCCAGCACTCAGTAGTGACACAACGAGAAATCCAACCTTCCGGATCTTGCCAGAATGAACTCCAGATATGCGCTTTAACACTATTTGGTATCCACAGGGCACCGCTGCCACGATATTGTGGATGGTAAAAATCCCTAAGCATGGTGAAGCTGGTTGGTGGATGCTCTAGGATTGGGCGTATATCACCGGCAATAACCGTGTCCAAATCCAGATAGAACAGATCATCGGTTATATCCGGTCGGAACAACTCGATTTTCGCCCACCAGCCACGGCACTTTTGCCACTGGTTGATCAATGGGACAACTTTGACGCCAGGTACATGTAAACGCTTCAGGTCTGTCAGGCAAATAATTTCATAGCCTTTTGGCAGTTGATTAACCAGCCACTGCACATCGGAAGCGTTATAGTCACCACCAGAGCGAAAAACTAAAGCAATCTTCATGCTGCACCATCACCTTTCACTTTCATCAATGTCAGGTTTCCGCAAAATACGGCACCAGTGTCGATATACTGCTGATTCCAGAATGTCTTCGGGCTTTTCACCGGAGTGTGACCAAAGATAAAACGATCTGCGCCCGAAATTTCGCCACCAATATCATCCATCGAATCACTGATACGCTCGCGCGCCCAGACAACGTTGAAAAGCGGCACCTCCTTACCGAATTGGTATTCATTATCCGGATAGTCGGCATGGGCTATAACGATAGTTTCTTGCCCGGTGTTCAACTCAATGATATAGGGCAGACGCTTTACCAGCTCCACCAGCGCCCAGGCTAATATTTCCTGATCAGTGTCCAGCATGAAGAACCATTGTCCGCCATTCATTAGCCAGTTATTCACGTTGCCATCTGGACTTAACGCATCAATCATCAGCCGCTCATGGTTCCCCATCACTGCCCTGAACCAGGGCATCTGCAATAGTTCCAGACATTCGACATTTTCAGTACCGCGATCGATAAGGTCGCCGACCGATATCAGTAAATCCTGCGCCGGGTCAAAATCCACACGATGGAGTTCGGACATCAGTCTGGTGTAACAACCATGCAGATCACCAACAACCCAGATATTCCTGTATTTGGTACCGTCGATACGGTGATAAATTGTTGGTGCCATCATGTATTCTTCAGCCATTCTTTAAGAGTCATCTGCGGAATACCTCCCATTTTCCCGCATGAAACAACGTCAATCTGTTCACGCGCAGACTGGAATAACAAAGGCAGGTGACTTAGATTTTTTGGCGTGCCGCCGGAGTGAACGCGTGGTTCTTGCGTAGCGTCAACGCCCACCAGGGCGACATGTTTGAATCCGATATGGAAAGCCAGGTTCAGAGCACCATATGCACTATTGCCGCTGGCAATTTCATTCTCATCTTCGCAAAGTCCGAAATGTGCGGACCAGCGCCACGCCCACCACTCGGGAGAATTCGTATTTTTTGGCTCCATGCCACGTTCAGCCACACGACGGAAGCACAGAACGCCGTCTCTGACTTCACGTTCTTTAACATCGGGTAGTGCCATGCAATAACAAACACCACGGCGACGGCGGCCACGACCAACGCGCCGCATATTGTCTGGCGATGGATCAAGTGTGAAAAAATAAGAAGCGCGGTTCAGCCAGTCGATGGCCCCATTGACCGCTATAATCGGCACTCCGCGCGGCGCAACAAAGTTTGCGGCGCTTGGGCCACTGCCGACGATAATAACGCGATCACTGCCTCTAAATTTATTCTTGGGAAACATTGAATTGCACTGCTCCTACTTGCATTCAAAATATGTAAATCTGCGTGTTTTTTGCGGGTATCCAAGAACTGCTGTTGCCATTTTGAAATAGACACCTGCGTTGGATTCCGTAGGGCTTGAGGGTGCGCACCATGCCAATGAAGGCCGTTTTGCAGAGAACAGTCATAGCCGACTAATACCACTACTTCAGCCCCTGATTCAGCAGCCAGACTGATAGCCTGCGCGCCGCTATTTACCCCTTCCGCCGGTCCACAATATCGCCTGTACTCCAACGAAAATGATTTCGCCGCCGCTAGGTTGGCTGTCACTTTGCGGAATCTCCCTCCCGGTATGGTGGAGCCGTATTGCTTCCACCATGACAAATCACCGGCGTATAAGGCATAAATGTCATCGAACATCTGCCAGGAATTGTTAACCGCGATGATTGAACAGCCAGTTTTTTCTATAGCAGCACAGTCCTCACGAGTGAGTGACGGACCGCTACCGACACAAAAAACAGTCCTAGTCGCCCTGGGTGGTATGTTCATTCTCAGCTGCAAATTCAGCCTCCAGGCGAGCATTCATTTCAGCGATTACAGGGTCCACTACAGCATCTGTTTCCTGTTCATTACGCGGCATGATCGATGCCAGCGATTCATAATTAGCCTTGGATGACACGATTATTCTCCCGATGTTAATGTGCGCTATATCAAATGGCGCATATGTACTAATTAATTTATTATTTTAAGCAGCATACAACCACTTGTCGCCGTTCAATACATGCTCAATAGCCTCACCCTTTTTAAGGCTCATGTATTCCAGGATGGCGGTTATCGCTTGTTCTGCACCATACGCAAGAACGACGTAGTAACCTTCCTCTCTAAGCCTGCGCATCCAGGCGATCTGCTCTTGCGTCGGGGCTTTACCATTTGGTTCTTTAAGCTCAATTCGCATGCCGTGATAAATACCGCATGCTTTATCGAGACTCATGTCCGGATAACCTTTTTTCTGCCCTTCAGCCTTCATTTTCCCGGCGGTTGCTTTTGAACGTTTCCCTCCGTTAGGCGTTGCATGCAACAGCTCATAGATGTCAGGGTGCTTGCGTTCGAAGTAATCAAAAATGAAAACCTGCTCGAAGTGCTCGCAATTTCCGTCGCGCAGGTCTGGGTTCTTTGCCAGTGCTGCAAGTGCCTTCGCATGTGGAGAAACTTCTTTTACCGGCGCAAGCGATAAGAATGGATCCTTTTTGGTTTTTGGCCTGGACCGCCCCTTATTTCGACGCTCACTAAAAGCCTGAAACTCTTCCTCAGTAAAGCGCAACATAATCAGTCAAATCCTGCCGGTCGCATGCCATATTTACGCTGTTTTGCGGCCTGCTCTTCCCTGTGCCATTGCGCACATTCAGCGTCACAATAAATGCCTGATTCAATCGATTCATTGCAGTAACGACACTTCCCTGTAAATACTTGGCTCACGACCTGTGCCTGCTTTCTGATGTTATCGATGGCCATGTCTTTGAGAGCTTCTAACTGATTCATGCTCAGCTCTGCATCATCAACACGTTCTGCCAATTTTGTTTCCTTGTGAAGAACCTACTTAAGGGCAGAATGATACATTTCACAATCAAAATTGCACTAATAATTTTCCTTTATTAAGTTAAATGTTCAACAAATGACTAGCAGTAGAATCACCATCATCTATTTCTGGCAGGCTGACTATGGCTACATCAATCACTACAACCCAAAGCACCCGGCAATATCCTCTGTCGCGGTATGACGACCGCAACATAGCCGATCCAATACTCAGGGCAGAGCTGCGCAAAGAGGTGATGCTTATGTGTGAATCGAACGACAAGAATCTGACGATTTATTACGTTCTTCCCGATGAGCAATATCGCCCGGATTTGCTGGCTTACCGTATGTGGGGCATAGCAGAGCTACGCTGGGTTGTGACGCTCGCCGCCGGGCTTGAGGATGAGTCTCAGGGTATGACTGTTGGCAAAAAATTAAAACTCCCACCTGCCACATGGATCCGCGAAATGATTCGCCATTTCCAATATGACGGCCAGGTGATAGGGACATTATCCATTGCGTAAGGGAAATGAATGCCAACTGAATATGCTCGCGACAACCTTGGTCGCTATCAGACTGATGGATTAAGTGCAAAAGACTTTAACAAGGTCTTCGATCTTATCCGTAAACAGCAGCGTCAGAATCGGCGAAACGCGCGACGTACACTCACCCCAAGGATTATGGGGATGCGTAACCGCGAACTTGAGGCATTCCTCAGCCTTGGGAAAAAGAAAGATGGCACCTACTTTACGCCCGAAGATATACGCAGCTTCGACACCTCAAGGCAGGCTCATAAAACAAAATTCAAGAGCACGGTACCCGGCATTACCTATGCTCAGCTGGTGGCGCAGTCCACCAGCATTGATATAAAACGCGCTAACAACAAGGTTTCTGATGGCACAGGGATCAAAGCCGCGACATTCCTCGGGCTAAAACATAACCTTGCATTGATATCTGTTAATGCCTCGGATGAGTCTGTCCACCAGCATCACCGTGTCAGAATTCGATTTGAGGAATGGGATAAAGCCGTTGAGGAAATTGCTGAAGACGGTGCGAAAAAAGCCCGAATCGCTGCCGATCTCTGCAAGGGCCGGGTATCTTTCGACTGTGATTGTGGACGCCATCAATACTGGTATCGTTATATGGCCACGGCTGGTAACTATGCTGTCGCGCCGCCAAAAGAGTATGCATTCCCCAAGATCCGCAACCCTGATCTGACTGGTGTAGCCTGCAAACATGTATTGCACGCTATGACGCGTTTTCAGTCTCCCACATGGCACAAGGCCATCATTATTGCCCTGGAAAAAGCAGCTGAACAGGTGGCCTTCGGCGATGACAAGCGGAAGACAACAACCTATTTCAAAGGCGAACTGGCTAAATCACTCGCGCGCAACCGGACAACAACGACGGATCAGGCTAAAGCGGCGCGTGAGTATGAGTTATATCTGAAATCTCAGGATGCATTAGGCAAAAAACTACGCGCCAAAGATAGCGCCACGGACAACGTTCGCCGGTTGTTAAAAAAAGCTCGCACCACGGCAAACAGGAAGAATGCCGAACTAAAAGCATCGCGGGTGAGGGAAGCCCAAGCTCGCGCTGAAGCCGACGCTCTCAAAAAAGCCCTGCAAACGCAGGCGAACAACCTCATAAAGTTTTTCATGAGTCAGGGAATGGACAAGGCCGCTGCCACCGCGCAGGCGCGAAGCATTCTTGAGACACAAATTAACGAAGCCCGTAAACGGAAAGGATAATCGATGGCTGGTTTCTTTGATGACATGTTTGAGGACACAGAACCATCACAACAAGTGACTGGTGATAACCTCCCGGACACCGAATCGGATCCGGATATTCCAGGCGAAGGTTCTGAACTGATTGAAGAGGAAGATATTGATGCTGAAATCGAAACCGATGGTGTTAACGTTGGTAATATTGTTGATCCTGTGGAGGACAATCACCTTCCCAATCTGGATCACGGCCTGCTTAGTGATTCTGGTGTGCGCCACCGTTATCAAGGTCATGCAGTTTTTAATAACCTTGTGCGGATGGACTGGCTCAAAGCAATCAAGCTAGACCCTGACTCATTCGATGCAGTTCTGTATCGCGCAATACCTTACAGAGACAAAAATGCACCTGAAACGGCATCTGAAATAATAGAACCGAACCAACGCATATATGACTATCAGGATCCAGAACTGATAACGGCCCTCGACTGCCCGGATGAGATGGACGCCTTCTACGCGCTATACGACGGCAGTGATAATACGGGAATTAGCGACAGTGCTTTAATCCTTCGGTTAGCCGCCGTTAATGTGCCAGTAGGTTCTATGCTCGAATGGCTGGAACAGCTGTCAGACGGCACAACCATTCGCCGCTTCTGGTACATCCATAAAATATTCAATTACGGCACTGCCAGGGTAGGCAGTTTGTTTTATTGCGTGCCTTCACGCGCCTTTGAAGGGAATTTCATCGGTGATTCTGAATAATCAGGAATGGCTACTGGCCATCTTTAAGAAAAAAGGTCTTACTCCAACTGGTAAGCTGGAATTTGCCACTATTGATGGCATTGATTCGGCGCTCGCACAGGCTTTAAACGAAGCGTTCGACTCACAAGTTGTCAGCTTTAATGATCGCATTAACCAGTCGTTCCGGGAGTTCCTGAAACGCACACCAAGAGATCGCATAACGCTCGGCACTTTTAGTGATGTGAAGGAGTGGTTGTCGTCATTTGAAGCCGATCGCGCCGGGCGCAAAGATACAGCCTCTGCTGGCCCAGTAAATAAGCTGGCAATGCCGCTTGTGAATCTGTCTCGTTCTCCCGCGTTTTCAATTTATGAAGGTGAACTGTGCCGGGATAATTACGATGAAGGGCATGTCACCAATGAAAATGATGAGATTGAAGCCCTGGTATCGACTATCCCTTTCTCACTGGAATATTCGCTATGGATAGCCAGTGACGAGAAGGAATCTCTTGGGATGGTTACAACTGCATTAGCATTCTGGCTACGAATGTATGCCAGCCTCGGGCAGGCATCTTTCACTCACACTGCCAATGTCGGCGGTTATGAGATACCGGTTACCTGTTACATAGAAGGGCAAAAATCAATCGCATTTCAGGATCTGACCACCGGCACCGCCGACAACAGGCTGTTCGCGGTTGGATTGAACCTCACAGTAGTGGCGGAGCTTCCTATCCTGGCTTATATGCAGCAAACCACCGGCACCATAACGGTAAAAGCGAAAATTCTGGAGGAATGAGATGGCCACAAAGACCACCACAGCCCCGGAAACTGATTCAAAACGCACTCAGCTATTCCTGCAATCTGTTTCAATTGGGCAGAACGAAATCCCTCGCGAAATGATCGTAGGATGTACCTATGTCGAACCCGGGGAGCTATCTGGTCCCCAGCTTATGCTCATGGTCAGGGATTCAACGGCTTACGTGGTCAATAAGCTGGGGGTGAAATTTGGGACAATACTGACCGTTTCACTTGGTGATCCGGAAGGTCATGGCGGCATCCTCTTCTCGGAAGAGTTCTTTGTTCTTAAAGCGCCGCGCAAGGACGATACTGTACTGATTTACGCGTTTAGTAACCCGGTGCGGTTATTAAAAGTTCCGTCCACCAGCGCACAGTATTTTGTTGATAAGCCCCCATCAGCCGTAGTTTCCTCTCTTGCCCCTGGTCTGAAGGTAAATGCTGACTCATTCAGAAAAACATCCACATACCACCTAAATGTTGGAGAAAAACCGACCAAGGTATTGCAGGAGATAGCCCGGGATACCGGTTCTATGTGCTGGGCATCCAGGGGGACGATCAATTTTAAAAGTATGGAAAAAATGGCAAACGCCGCTCCATCGCTTACTTATGAGTCCGCTAATCCCAACACATCCGGATTTACAATTAGTCAGTTCAACATCCTGAATGCCGATTATGAATACCAGCGCCGCCACAATTACAGAATGGCCAGTTATGACATGACCAAAGGTGTGGTTTACTCAGGTAACCAGGAAGACCCCATTAAATTTACGAGCAATCCCGATCCTACCGCGCTGGCGAACTACAACAAATTCATTCTCCCCCGCCTCGATATGCTGGTGGAAGGAAATGCCGCGCTAACTCCGGGTACGACGCTGAAAATTGTCGTGCATAACACGGCAGGTGACGGAGAACTCGATGAATCTATCCCTGACAAAATGATAGTGATGTCCGTGACTCATTTCGAAGACCGCTTCCGTTTTGTCAGCCGTGCACAGTTAGGAGTGGTGAATGGGTAGTTTGACAGGGAAGTATCGGGCTGTAGTGGTAAGCGTCGATGACCCTAAAGGTCTGATGCGTACGCAAATACGCGTTGTCGGCATGATGGATGGGCTACCAGATGCCTCATTGCCGTGGGCAGAAGCTATATTGTCCAATGCAAACACATTTTCACCATTTCTGCCCGGCGATAAAGTATGGGTAGAATTTCCCTACAATGGGGATTCTCGATGGCCATTGATAATCGGTTATGCACAGGATGCATCCGGTGGCGCTCCCAATGTGCCACCTGAAGCGTCAGGACAAGGTGAAGGCTATGTACCGCCTGAAGTTGAAGGTGCACCAGCACAACCATCAACCAGCGCCAAAAAAGACTTTATTTCGTCGCGGAACGGACTAATGGAGGTCCGGACGGCGGGCGGAGCCTGGGCCGTTACGCACTTGAAAAGTGGAACAACAATCGGGTTCAACGAGGCCGGGGAGTTATATGCCATTTCTCAAGGTCCGGCATTCATCTCTTCCGCAGGAAATCTCGATATAAAGTCAGGCGCGGATGTCGCCCTGAAGGCGGGGGGAAGTATGGCGATAGAGGCCAGCGGGAATCTATCCATAAAAGCCGCTCAAGTCTCTGTTGACAAGGCTTAAGAAAAGCCCGGCGATTGGGCTTTTCTTTTATAATGGGTTCAATTTTTATCCGTTACCGCACGACGGTTTCTGCGTGATAAACGTTTCAAGCATCTTTTCCGCGATTGCCGACCAGGTGTGACACTGGACCTTTTCAGCATTTTTCAGGCGATCAACGCGAGCAATCACCTCATCCCAATCAATCCGCGACTTGATAACCATATGGTTCACCAAAGCCAGGCGATCTGGCGGAAGGCAATCGGACGGCGTTAATATCAACGCCCCACACATTGCCGCCTCAAGAACAGTTAATCCAAGGCTTTCGGGATGCGTAACGATAAAAACGTCACTCTTACGCAATTCAGCTGCAAATTCGGTTGCTGGCACCGGCGTCCGCCTGTATGGAGTTACCGAAATATTCCCCGGATCAATGGTAACCAATCCGTCATCAGTCAACGTTCTGGCCTCATACGGAACGGTCAGACGCTGAAGGTTCATAAGGATACTTAAGGAGTGATCAAAACCACTAACATCAAATGCAGCGTGGTCTACAAAAATACGCAGAACATCGTCCGTTTTGGTTTCCAGATGGAACAGCTCCTGATTCGCTGCCCATCCAACATGTTTGTTAAAGCGATTATGACGTTCTAACCGACCGGGATTATCCAGGTACCGCCAGGTATCATCGCGGACAGTAAAAGTAATATCGACTGGTGCCGAATCCAGCATAGAACCGTCATATACCTGGGCTACCCATCCAGAGAATCGGCGACACAGTTGCATGCCTATTTCCCTGGGTACCGTAGTAAAATACCTCAATCCTGGTGCCAAAATGGCCTTCGCAGAACATGCTGTCGCAGCAGTCAACACAGCTTCAACATAATCCTCGGGGCTTTCGACGCCAGGGGAATATGGACGATGGTATTGCAATGTTACCCCTGCCTCACTAAAGGCGCAGGCCAGGTTATAAGACCACATTTCCGTATATGTTTTCACATCACTGATGGCTGCAAATTTTCGCCCAATGATCAGGATGTTCATCGGCTTTTCCTCATTCCATTGCATTAATAATCCTCTTGCCAGTCAGCACCGGCATAGTTATCAAACCGTGAGTATTGGCCGTTAAAAGCCAATCTCACCGTGCCAATTGGGCCATTTCGTTGCTTTCCGATAATTACCTCGGCAATGCCCTTCATTTCGCTATCCGGGTGATAAACTTCGTCGCGATACAGAAACATAATCAGGTCTGCGTCCTGCTCAATTGCTCCTGATTCACGTAAATCTGAATTTACCGGTCGTTTGTCCGCACGCTGTTCAAGCGATCGATTAAGTTGTGACAATGCCACCACCGGTACTTGTAATTCCTTCGCCAACGCCTTCAGTGAGCGAGAAATCTCGGCAATTTCCAGCGTTCGGTTATCTTGCAGCTCGGGGACGCGCATAAGTTGCAGGTAGTCGATCATAATCATGCTCAAACCACCATTTTCTTTATAAACACGACGAGCGCGGGAACGTAGCTCTGTCGGCGTCAGGGCGCTTGAGTCATCAATAAAAATATTCTGCTTGTCCAACAGAATACCCATTGCGCCAGAAACCCGCGCCCAATCCTCGTCGTTAAGTTGCCCTGTCCGAATACGAGTCTGATCAACGCGTGCAAGAGAAGCCAGTGAGCGCATCATCAGCTGGTGGCTCGGCATCTCAAGGCTAAAAACCAATACGGGCTTATCGTTACGAACTGCGGCATTTTCGACGAGATTCATCGCAAACGTGGTCTTCCCCATAGATGGGCGGGCGGCGACAATGATGAGATCGGACGGCTGAAGCCCTGCCGTCTTCTTATTGAGATCGGTAAATCCCGTATCAAGCCCCGTTACACCATCATGTGGTCGCTGAAACAACTCTTCTATGCGAGATACCGTTGCATCGAGAATGCTGGCGATATCTTTTGGACCACTACCGCTCTTTTGTCGTTTTTCAGCTATTTCAAAAACGCGGCGCTCGGCCATATCCAGCAATTCATTGCTGCCCCTGCCATCCTGCGCATATCCAGCTTCGGCTATTTCATTTGCGACGGAAATCATTTCACGAACAACCGCGCGTTCACGAACGATATCCGCATAAGCACAAATATTTGCCGCGCTGGGCGTGTTCTTTGACATCTCCGCAAGGTACGCAAAACCACCGGCGCGTTCTAATTTACCGTTCTGTTCAAGTGCTTCAGCAAGTGTTATCAAATCAATCGGTTTGCCATGACTTAATAACCTCTCCATCTCACTGAAAATTTCACGATGAGCACTGGTATAAAAATCATCAGCAACTATACGATCTGCAACTTCATCCCAGCGGCAGTTATCAAGCATTAAGCCACCAAGTACAGCTTGTTCTGCACTAAGGGAATTTGGCATGGATTCAAGAGGGGATGCAGACATTAGCACTCCACCCAGGCGTGCTGAATGTCAGATATAATCGGCATACTCAAATCACTCCTAACGATATGAGTCATCACCAGAAAATCAGGATTAATGCGCCGGACTCTTCCCGGCTGTCACACCGAATCGCCAGGATGGTGAATCCCTTTACCCGAGAAACAACAAACGGTGGCTTGCACATTCCGGCTACCTGGTTCGTTGCCTGAGCTAGGGGCAAGGTTCCCCCCTTTTAACGTCACCAGACCGCTAACGACGCATGTGCTAGACGCCGTGTTACAACCAAATATGGTGGCCCCTACCGGACTTGAACCGGTGACCGTGCGATTATGAGTCGCCAGCTCTAACCACTGAGCTAAAGGGCCGGATTACTGTTTCCTGAGTGCTTCTATGACGCCAGCAATACCGCCTACAACTATGCCAGCAATGACAACGAGAACAATTGGATGCTTGTCAGCAAAATCCCAGAAGCCCATCACTGATCCTTAGAAGCTGTTTTTAATATCGGCCATACCAATGTTACAGCTACTGCTACCAACGCCCCGTCGGATAAAACCGACAGGATTGTGCTGGTGAAATCCACCAGCACAGATAGCACGAGAAAAACCAAAGCCAGAATTAGACGTGCTTTTATAACCATCAGATATACTGTTCCAGTGGCAATTGAAGAGCCTGGGCAATTTTCTTCAATTGCTCCTGCTCTTCTGCCCCAATGCCATCCTGGTCAGCAATATCAATGCATAGGCACAGAACATCTACCGCATCATTAGTTCCAGACACGTCAGCCAGTTCACGTAAAGCCTGGGCATTCGCTCGGCGCGGCGAGGCTTCATATTGAGCGCGAATATTGGCACTCATCTGGGCAATTTCACCGGAGAACGGCGCAAAGGCAGGAAGTGCTGCAATGGTTTTTTCCAATACTGCAATTTCTTTCGCATCGCAGGTGCCGTCAGAGTATGCAATGGAATATGCGCCCCAGACAGTCGCTTCCACCGCATCACGGTTTTCCATCTTCTTGACTCCGCCAGCCGCTTTGCGGAATTTCTTTTTGAGAATGCCGAGCATTTATTAACCTCATTACTGGTTGGGAAATAAGGTTGCGGTGCCGGGTGCCTCCCGGTGTCCTTTAGCTGGTTATCCACCGTGGACGGGGAAATAAGGAGAAATAATGGACAGATATAACCATTTCCCCGCGTGCGCTTAGCCGCATTCACCGCAACGGAAAGAGCATTCCTGGTGGACCTGTAGATTGGGATATGAACCCGTTACAGGAGAATGCTCTTACCTGTTACGTGCTCCGTTTCGTGGAGCTAACGGCGGGTGATCGGGCCGCACCAGACTGGACTTATTTCAGCGTTATGCTCATGCCAGAGAATCAAACTGTGATGGTCGGTGCTGAACTCCGACACAGGGTTGTAGCAAGCCCCGCAAAGCGCGCACTACTGTAGTTGCGGCACATCAGCCTGTGCATTCACCACAATGTTGAGAACACTGGTTGTCACGCTGCAACGCAACATTTATTCGTAGATTGGGATATGACCCCGTTACGCCAGTGTTCTCAACGTTGTTGTGCCGGTTACGGTTCCGGCCAGGCCTCTTCCTCAACGGGGTGTTCTCCATACGGACTACCGTTTATTGGTCGTTCCTGCGGTTTATGTTGTGAAGCCAGATGCTTATCTTCTGGTTGCTTCAAAGAGCTGCACTTCATCACAACGGTAAGGGTACTTCGTAGGGATTCGAACCCTCTGCCAAGCTCGGCGATCTCCGACGTCGCAAAATACCCTTACCTGTTGTGCTGGTGCCGATTAACGGACTCGAACCGCTGACATCCTGCTTACAAGGCAGGCGCTCTACCAACTGAGCTAAACCGGCATTGGCGATGGTGGATGGATTTGAACCATCGACCCGTTGATTAACAGTCAACCGCTCTAACCGCTGAGCTACACCATCACTTGCCGGGTACGTCTCCGGCGAGGGCTTCCACCTCCGTATGCTTTTCGGCGCACCGCGCCCTGGCTGCAATTCGGTAACAGGGGATGCACAACCCTGGCTTCCAGCGTGATTAGCGCCTTCAGCATGACGGGATATACCCGTAAATTCGTGGAACTGTACCCAAAGTGCTGTTAAGCACCGCTGTTACGCTGAAAAGAAAACGCAACAGGAAAGGACGCTGACCAACAGATGGCCCCTTCTCGTTCATCTGGTTAATCACACCAGCGCCCTTACCTGTTGTGCCTCCCCGTTCCCTAATACACAGACGGGGACACTCTGCGGTCGATTTTTTTGACGGGGGACGACTCATACCCCGTGGCATCTGGTTTCTTAGGCCGCTACCATCATCAGATCATCGTTTGCATTTACTTTAATGGTCAGTTTCTAAACCGCCGCAAAGTCGCTAACCATGACGAAAACCCTGAAAAAAACGCCCACCCGAAGATGGGCAAACTGGAAGCTCGTAACGCACTTCGGCGTTGCCACTTAGGCGCATGGTCAACCTGGCAACTCGGTGGTTTGTCTGGGAGGACTAGGCCCAGCCATGCTTACCGCCGCGCCTGTCGCGGCTAACAGCTAAATCGCTCTATAAATCACGATTCATTGAGGCGATATTACACTAATAAATTTATTAGAGCAATATACCCAAAACATCATGAGCTACACCTCGAGTGTCCCCCTTACAAGACACAGAACGTCTGGCAAAAAGATGTTCCACTCTGAAACCACTGTCATGATAAAGCTCTCTGATGTTTGGCGCGCCACTGTTAGTAATGAGAACCTTTGCACCTCGACGATGAGCATCCGTCAACAGAGACACCAGGCGTTTTTGCTCTTCAAACTTAAAGTCATGACCGGAATAGTTCGTGAATCCCTCTGTATTTGGAAGCGGTTCATACGGCGGATCGCAAAAGATGACATCTCCTTCTCCGGCAGCTTCAATCACCGCTGCAAAATCACCGCATACAAACTCAGACCGCCCTTCCGCACCGAGGAAGGCTTCCATCTCCTGTAATGGGAAATACGGAGTTTTATACTTCCCATAACCGACATTGAACTCACCGGCCTGGTTGTAACGCGTCAATCCGTTAAAACAATGTCGGTTCAGGAACAAAAACGCCGCTGCGCGATGTAAATCATCATAGACTTGTTTGTTAAACGCATTCCGTACTGCCAGGAATCCCTCCTGGGTGTTGTAGTCCAAGAAGAAACGATGTGCCAGAGTGATAAGTGAATGCGCCTCGCGTTGCAGAATCTTGTAAAAGTTAATCAGGTCAGCATTCACATCATTTAGCAGATTTTCCTGGTATCCGGCATTCATGAAGACAGCTCCACCACCGACGAAAGGTTCAATCAGGCGCTTCCCTTCTGGCAAATAGCGAAAGATTTGTTCCAGAACACCAAATTTTCCACCAGCCCATTTGAATATGGACCGTTCGAATTCTGCCGCTGGTTTAACTTTTCGCTCTTTTGTTTCACGCCCTTCATTCTGCCGACATGCAGCCTTGGTTATCCGCTCGCCAATCCAGCGCATTACTGGTATCGCCATACTATTGCCGATCGCTTTGTAACGCGGTCCGTCAGCTGCAAGCATTGCGGCCTCTTCTTCGTTCAAATCAGGAGAGTTTTTGCGAAGGTATGCCAGTTCATCTGAAGAAACTTTTTTACGCTTTTCCGTAGGGATCAATGTATGTCCATCAGGAAAACCTTGCAGCCTTTCACATTCGACAGGGGTAAGACGGCGCATTCTACCGTCGCCGAGCAATACAATTGGTGCTTCATGGTTACATGTCAAAGTTGGTGCCGAATTATCGGTTTTTATCTCAGCCCCTCCTTGCCCATGTGCCATGGCAACTATGTTTGTATCATCGCAAGATCTGATAGCGATGTCTGAAGTATATCTGGTAGTTTCCTTCCCCTCGCCTCTGCTCGGCGCAATATTCCGGCGCACGCCTTCGAACTCAAAAAGTACCGTTGCGGGATCGAGGTCTGTTCGAGCACTTGCGACAACAAACACGCGTCGGCGTCGTTGTGCCACTCCGAAGTATTGGGCATCAAGGATTCTCCAGGCCACCTTTCGCTGCGGTCCATAAATACAACCACACTGCGGCCACTTTGGAACATGGCAACCGGTTTTGCCATCCCACCGCCAGAACGCGTTGCTTTTTCCTGATTCAGGTCGATCACCTGGTTCAAATGGCACATCTTCTCCAGCCAATCCAGCAAGGAAACATCCGAAGGCGTTATCTGCCGATGACAAGACTCCTGGGACATTTTCCCAGACGATAACGGCTGGTTTGAGAAATGACTCAGCCCGTTTGTCGTCAATTGCATTTGCAAGCTCCACATACTTTAAAGTTAGCGCGCCACGCTCATCATCAAGCCCACCACGTAATCCCGCGATACTGAATGCCTGACAAGGTGTTCCCCCGACGAGCACATCAGGGGATTCGATTTCCCCAGCCAGGACTTTTTTGGCAAGTTTTGTCATGTCGCCAAGGTTGGCGACATGGGGCCAGCGGTGCGCAAGAACGGCAGATGGAAAAGACTCGATTTCAGCAAACCACACCGGACGCATACCCAACGGTTCCCAGGCAATACTCGCGGCTTCAATTCCACTGCAAACAGATCCATAGCACAGCACTTTCACTGCTTAGCCTCTCCACCAAGGGCATTTACCAGAGCATCAACCAGGCACGAAATTTCACTGGTCAACAGGAAGAAATCTGCGTCCAGTCGCTGCGCAACATCTTCACTATCAATATCAGAGTTCTGCTCAAGCAATTCATCCGCAAATTTGACGCTGGTAAGGCTGAAGTTATGGTCCAGTGTAAATTTAATGCGGTTCTGCCAGTCGAGTGCCAACTTAGTGACGAGCTTGCCAGCTTCCAGGTGTGTGGATATTTCATCACTTCCCAAGTCCTGCTTTTTCACTCGGGCAATACCGCCATCCTCAAGCACTGCCTTAAGTTCTGCCGCATCCCCCATTTGAAATCCCTGTGGAGCACTACCATCACGTACCCAGTCGGTCAGCGTTAATTCAATGGGATTTTCAACACTTAGGGGAACAACAGGAAGAGAACCCAGAGATTTACGCATAAGCGCGAGCATATCCTCTGCCTGCCGCGCGCTGGCATTGATATAGATACGTTTAGTTGAACCGTCGTAGATCGCCTGGATAACAGAAAACTTTGAAAAAGCCCGTGGCAGAAGAGAATGCAGAACTTCGTCTTTCAGGGAGTCCTTCTCTGTTTTCTTCAGTTTACGCGCTTGTTCTTGCTCGAGTTTTTCAATTTTTTCTTGAATAGCTCGCTGGATAACCGGCGGGGGAAGAATTTTTGTTTCGCGCTTTGCTTCAACAAGGATAAAACCATTTCCATGCATAGCGATAACTTCGGAATTATCACCAAATGGAGATACAAAACCGAACTTGGCCATATCCTGACTACCGCATGGCGTGAAAAGGATCATTTTCTTTTTATCTTCTAAGTCGGTCAGATCCGCCTCACGAGAAAGTTTATAAATAGTAATGTTTTTCCAGTGCTTAAACATGTTGTAACCCTTGAATATCAACCACAGAAAGCTCGTTTTTGTAGAAAAAGGCCAGGTTGAGGCACCCCCTAGTTTGAGCGTATGAGCTGGGACCAATTTCGTTCTTCCAGACAAATGGCTTCAAATCCGTACGGCGAAGCATAAAAATGCGATTTGTTCCGCTCTGATTCCCAATGAGGCAAAAGCCTTCTTTCACCTTGATAGCCTGCAAGTTGTCGAGTTCACCGCTGGTTACACGGCTATCGAACTCTTTGCGGCTTATTAGCTCCATCTGCATCTGACGACTCCAAACAAATACCCATTGAAGGGCGATGGCTGAATGGTACCGAAAACACGACATAAAAAACAATATTTATTAGAGCAATAATGCAATAGTTAACACCATGTAGACCACAATTAACCTAAGTTAAAATAACGAAAACCAGAGCAAATAATTGGTGATGACGTGGCAAGTATTGCAACAAAAGACAGCATTTGTTCGGGGCACGGAGGATTCCCATCCAGGCCTCCTGTAGAGAGTGAACCACTACTTAAAGTCAACGGAGTCGAAGTGTTAGTTGATGGTAAGCAATATGCACAGCATACCGATGGAAACAGTACGCACGGTGGGCAAGCTATATCAACCAGGGCATGGTTTACCGTCAATGGTAAAGGGATCGTATGCGTTGGTGACCCTGTTTCATGCGGATCTACCGTAGCGTCCGGAGACGGCCTGGTTCAGGTAAGTTAGGAGATATCATGCTGGAAAAAGACTACCAGTTATCCGCATATAAAAAATTGGCCGCCGCCGGTGGGATGAAAACACCTGGTGCCATAACATCGGCACGAAACAGTGCTAACACAGCAAAACTGCTTGCAGAAGAATTGACCGGATTAATTCTGGATACAATTGTCTATCCCGACACTATTACCAGCTATGTTTCAACGATCAGAACAACCACAACCGGCTTAACGAACATTGGAGAACTGACAACTAAGCACGCGGACCTGTTGGCTGGTTATGCAGATCTGTCAATGCTGCTTCAACTCGATATTGGTTGGGATGTTTACTGCCGTGCTAATGAGCGAGAAGTTTCAGAACTGCCGATCTCTATTGCCATTGGTGATGTGAATATTACTAAATCGCTTGAGGACGCTGTTAACGCGCTTAATACATCAAGTTTAGTCGCTGCTATGGGGGAGATTAACCAGACCCTTAACACTGGCTCAGGAAGCTCGTCAAGCTCTGGTTCAGGCGGCGGCACTGCCACTCCCCCACCAGCACTAACAGAAGAGCAAATTGAACCTCTGAAAGTAGCAACTGAACAGTTTGGTGTTGTTTTCAACCAGACAACAGCGCCCACAACTGCGTTACAACAGCAGTATGAACGAGCGAATGAAAGCGCCAACGTAGCCATAACTGCTTATAACCATGCTATCGGTACCGCGCTTGCGGAAGCATCAGCAAATAAGGTCAGCACAGCCAGCGCAGTTGCCGCTTTGGTTCCTGATTCTGTTCTTGATGAATTAAACAAAGCGGCACAGTAACAAAGGACTTCATTGATAATTTTTCTTCAGGAGGAAGACATGTCATTCTTTTCTACGTTAAAAACAGCTTTGTCTTTGAAGGAGAAACTTGCTGCTACTGGTGTTCTTGTTCTGATTTGCGCACTTGTTGGTGCTGGGTTTGCATGGGAACGTCATCAGCTAAAGCAAGCCATGGAGAAAATTGGCAGTCTTGATCAGGCTATTAAGGAACGTGATAAGTCAATAATGGATCTTAACCAGACCATTGAGACGATGAACAAAGCAGAGCAACATTTTCACAGCCAGGAAGTGAAAAATGAATCAGAACAAGCCAAATATGCTGACAGGCAAATGGAACGAAAAGCTGAAGTTCAGAAACAACTGGTTGCGGCGGGTAATGTTCGCCAGCGCATTCCTGCTGATACTCAGCGGTTGCTCCGGGAGTCGATCAGCGAATTTAACGCCGACGCCGACAAAGGTTAACCACCCTGCCCCCAAAAGTGCATTTATGTGCAGGATGCCAGAGTTTAGCAGTGAATATTTTGATGATCTGCCAGCGTATATCCTCGATACAGAAACGATGCTGATGGGGATTAACAGGAAGAATCGCAACGTTAATGATTACAACCGCGCTATCAGAGGTAACTAAAAGGGATTTTTATGTCTGATAAAGTAACAGTAAAGCAAACTATCAACAAAGCGACTTCAATCTACAAAATTGAGCACATCACTGTTGGCAAGCCAGGATCTGAACAATACCGTCATGCTTTCGAGCTTGCCGATCAGCTTGGTTTAAAACACCCGGATTGCATCGAGCATGTATTTCCGACCTATGCTGATGAGCAATGTACTCATGTCCTTACCGAAGAGGATTTTTTCAGCACTGAAGAACGAGAAGGCGTTGATCGCTGCATTGGTGTGATTTGCTCTTCAGTGAGTTATGAGTTATTCCCTAATGTCCATGAAGATGGTGGTATTGGATACCAATTCCTGTACGAAGGCGATGAGCTTAAATGTTATGAACATGGTCTTCTCATCGAAAGCATAGAATAATACAGCTTCCTTCCAACCGGCTTTGTTGGCCGGTTTTTCACTTATCCACATTATCCACTGGATAGATCCAATAATTAGGTCCATACAGATCCCTATTAGATCCATATAGATCCCTGATCGTTGCAGGCCGCGCCACGTCTGGCTTAGAAGTGTATCGCGATGTGTGCTGGAGGGAAAACGATGTGTGCTGGAGGGATAAAAATGTGTGCTGACGGGTTGCTAATGTGTGCTGGCGGGATATAGGATGTGTGCTGACGGGAAAGCCTGGGTAGTTATCACCACTTATAAAAACTATCCACACAATTCGGAAAAAGTAATATGAATCAATCATTTATCTCCGATATTCTTTACGCAGACATTGAAAGTAAGGCAAAAGAACTAACAGTTAATTCAAACAACACTGTGCAGCCTGTAGCGTTGATGCGCTTGGGGGTATTCGTGCCGAAGCCATCAAAGAGCAAAGGAGAAAGTAAAGAGATTGATGCCACCAAAGCGTTTTCCCAGCTGGAGATAGCTAAAGCCGAGGGTTACGATGATATTAAAATCACCGGTCCTCGACTCGATATGGATACTGATTTCAAAACGTGGATCGGTGTCATCTACGCGTTCAGCAAATACGGCTTGTCCTCAAACACCATCCAGTTATCGTTTCAGGAATTCGCTAAAGCCTGTGGTTTCCCTTCAAAACGTCTGGATGCGAAACTGCGTTTAACCATTCATGAATCACTTGGACGCTTGCGTAACAAGGGTATCGCTTTTAAGCGCGGAAAAGATGCTAAAGGCGGCTATCAGACTGGTCTGCTGAAGGTCGGGCGTTTTGATGCTGACCTTGATCTGATAGAGCTGGAGGCTGATTCGAAGTTGTGGGAGCTGTTCCAGCTTGATTATCGCGTTCTGTTGCAACACCACGCCTTGCGTGCCCTTCCGAAGAAAGAAGCTGCACAAGCCATTTACACTTTCATCGAAAGCCTTCCGCAGAACCCGTTGCCGCTATCGTTCGCGCGAATCCGTGAGCGCCTGGCTTTGCAGTCAGCTGTTGGCGAGCAAAACCGTATCATTAAGAAAGCGATAGAACAGCTTAAAACAATCGGCTATCTCGACTGTTCAATTGAGAAGAAAGGCCGGGAAAGTTTTGTAATCGTCCATTCTCGCAATCCAAAGCTGAAACTTCCCGAATAAGTGTGTGCTGGAGGGCAGCTGCATTTGAAAAATGTGCGCTGCCGGGAATGCCTGCCCATTTTCCTGTTTTTGGTGTGCGCTGGAGGGTTGCGCCACGCAGTTTGCCCAGACATTCCCTCCAGCACACATCTAACCATCCAAGTTTCCCTCCAGCGCACATCTAATCTTCTATCTTTCCCTCCAGCACACATATTTGATACCAGCGATCCCTCCACAGCACATAATTCAATGCGACTTCCCTCTATCGCACATTCTGGTCATGCATCATCCCTCCAGCACACATCTAATAGCCTCATCGCCATTTCTTTACGTGCAATAATTGACGCACGAATCAAAAAAAGTTGCACGTAGCAGAATCAAACGTACAATTCACTCATACGAAATGATAAGGAGATGATGATGAAACGCGATTACGGCGGTGTCGGCACCATAGCTCTTCGTGCAAGCGCATTACTTAAGGCCATGAGTCAGGATATTGAAGATCAGCGTAAAGAGTTCAATCAGACCGAGTATTATCAGACGTTCACTCGTAACGCTGTGGCAAAGTTGCCGAAGCTGAGCCGCCGCATTGTGGAGCAGGCCATCAAAGAGATGGAAGATGATGGGTACCAGTTCAACAAGAAACAGGTCGGTAACGTTGAACAGTACGCGCTGACCATCCAGAACGTCATTGATATCTATGCCCACCGTAAGATCCCCAAATATCGCGACATTCACAAATCGCCTTACGTTATTTTTGTCGTAAACCTGAAGGGTGGCGTATCCAAAACGGTTTCCACAGTCACGTTGGCGCACGCTCTGCGTGTGCATCAGGATTTACTGCGTCACGATCTGCGCATTCTGGTAATTGACCTTGACCCTCAGGCATCCAGCACAATGTTCCTCGACCATACTCACAGTATTGGTTCCATCCTGGAAACCGCCGCGCAGGCGATGCTGAACGACCTGGACGCGGAGACGCTACGCAAAGAGGTGATTCGTCCGACCATCGTTCCTGGCGTAGACGTGATTCCAGCCTCTATCGACGATGGCTTTGTTGCCAGCCAATGGAAAGAGCTGGTTGAAGAGCATCTTCCCGGACAAAATCAGTACGAAATCCTTCGACGCAATATCATTGATCGTGTTGCGGATGATTATGACTTTATCTTTATTGATACCGGTCCACACCTGGATCCGTTCCTGCTCAACGGTCTGGCGGCCAGCGATTTGCTGCTTACCCCTACCCCACCAGCCCAGGTTGACTTCCACTCAACACTGAAATATCTCACCCGTCTGCCAGAAATGCTGGAGCAACTGGAGGAGGAAGGCGTAGAACCGCGTTTGAGCGCCAGCATTGGTTTTATGTCGAAGATGACCGGCAAGCGCGATCACGAGACATCACACAGCCTTGCGCGTGAGGTTTACGCCAGCAACATTCTGGACTCTTCTCTGCCTCGTCTGGATGGCTTTGAGCGATGCGGCGAGTCTTTCGACACCGTAATCAGTGCCAACCCGCAATCGTATCCAGGCAGTGCAGAGGCGCTGAAGAAGGCACGAACCGAGGCCGAGCGTTTCACTAAGGCTGTGTTTGATCGAATTGAGTTTGTTAGGGGTGAGGCGGCATGAAAAAAATAGTTTCCCGTGGACGAGTGCTGGGCAAGAATAGCTCCGAGTTTGCTCGCATGCTTGAAGGCAGTGAAGGCACCAAAACCTTTACCCTAAAATCTGGCCGCCAGGCTAAATTCTTGCTTACCGTCGTGCTGAGTGGTGAGATTGAGTCGCGCACGTTCGTTGACCCGGCAGTTAACGGCCGCGATCAGTCTCTGCTCACCCCTGAGTCGGTAAGCGATATTTCCCGCACCATTAAATTGCAACAGTTCTTCCCGGCTATCGGTCGTATGGTTGGGGAGCGCATTGAGGTATTGGACGGATCGCGTCGCCGTGCTGCGTGTATCTTCAATGAAACGAAATTTGAGATTCTGGTGACGAAAGATGAGATCAGCCTGGCGGATGCCCGCCAGCTGGCCATTGATATCCAGACAGCCCGCGAACACACTCTGCGCGAGCTGGGTAAACGCTTCGAGGTTATGTACGGTAAGAATATGACCAAAGAAGAGATCGCCCGAGCTGAGAACATCTCAAAGGCTAAAGTGACGCGAGCTTTCCAGGCTGCCGCGGTGCCGGATGAGATGATTGCTGTCTTCCCCGTAGCCAGCGATCTCGCCCTTCCAGATTACCAGTTACTGCTCCAGATCGCCGAGGATGCTAACGCTAAAAGCGTGCCGATTGAAGAGCTGGTTGATACGGTGCGCGAACGAATTGCAGAGACTGAGGGCGCGAAAGAGGATAAAGCGAAGATACTGGCTATCTTCAAAGCGGAAAGCAAAAGCCTGAAGCCCGCGCCGGTTAAATCTGTGGTGGTTGAGAAGCTGCGAGACTTCTCTGACCGTCGCCAATATGCCCGAAAGAAGTCCGATCCGAAAAAACGGGTTGTCGCCTACGAGTTCTCCAGACTCCCGTCTGAAGTGCAAACTGAAATTGACGAAGCAATAAAAAAAATCATTGGGAAAATGTCTGCTGGGGAATAATCCCGCTGGTGGGAGGCGGCTTTAGCCCCCTCCCCTGTCTAAAATGTCCCGCGCCTATTTCATGTATAAATATATGATATATATAGATATTAATGAAAAATTTCAGACTGAAATTCCCACGGTTTCACGCCTGTTTTACTTGCCCCCCTCCCCCGCACAAAAAATTTAAAAAATTACTTTTAGCGAGAAAGTCAACAAGTGACTTTCAATAAAATCTCTTCCGAAAAGGGATTCACACAAGTGCCTTGTGTTTAAGGAAGAGTAAATTGAGTAACTTACGCGAATACCAGAATCGTATTGCAGATATCGCAAAACGCTCTAAAGCTGTGCTTGGCTGGGCAAGCACTGCGCAGTTCGGTACTGATAACCAATTCATTAAAGATGATGCCGCGCGTGCCGCATCTATCCTTGAAGCTGCACGTAAAGACCCAATTTTTGCGGGTATCTCTGATAATGCCACCGCTCAAATCGCTACAGCGTGGGCAAGTGCACTGGCTGACTACGCCGCAACACATAAATCTATGCCACGTCCGGAAATTCTGGCCTCCTGCCACCAGACGCTGGAAAACTGCCTGATTGAGTCCACCCGCAATAGCATGGACGCCACCAATAAAGCGATGCTGGAATCAGTCGCGGCAGAGATGATGAGTGTTTCTGACGGGGTTATGCGTCTGCCTTTATTCCTGGCGATGATCCTGCCTGTTCAGTTGGGGGCAGCTACCGCTGATGCGTGTACATTCATTCCGGTTACGCGTGACAAGTCCGAAATCTATGAAATCTTTAACGTAGCGGGTTCTTCTTTTGGCTCTTATGCTATTGGTGATGTTCTGGACATGCAATCCGTTGGCGTGTACAGCCAGTTGCGCCGCCGCTATGTGCTGGTTGCAAGCTCCGACGGCACCAGCAAAACTGCAACCTTCAAGATGGAAGATGTCGAAGGTCAGAATGTCCCGATTCGCAAAGGTCGAACAAACATCTACGTTAACCGTATTAAGTCTGTTGTTGATAACGGCTCCGGCACTCTGCTTCACACATTCAATAACAAAGCAGGCGAACAAATCACTGTTACTTGCTCTTTGAATTACAACGTTGGTCAGATTGCCCTGTCGTTCTCCAAAGCGCCGGATAAAGGCACTGAGATCGCCATTGAGGTGGAGATCAATATAGAAGCAGCTCCTGAGCTGATCCCACTTATCAACCACGAAATGAAGAGTTACACCCTGTTCCCAAACCAGTTCGTCATCGCGGCTGAGCATACGGTACAGGCGGCGTATGAAGCACAGCGTGAATTTGGTCTGGATCTTGGCTCCCTACAGTTCCGCACCCTGAAGGAATACCTGTCCCATGAGCAAGATATGCTTCGTCTTCGTATCATGATTTGGCGAACTCTTGCGACCGACTCCTTTGATATTGCACTGCCAGCTAACCAGTCCTTTGATGTGTGGGCAACCATCATTCGAGGCAAATTCCAGACGGTATATCGCGGTATTATTGAGCGTATTAAATCTTCTGGTGCGATGGGGATGTATGCCGGTGCTGATGCGGCATCTTTCTTCAAACAATTGCCGAAGGATTTCTTCCAGCCAGCAGAAGATTACATCCAGACCCCATACGTCCACTACATTGGCACTCTGTTCGGCAACGTCAAAGTGTTCGAAGTACCAGAAGGTATTTGTACGAACCTGACCGCCGACGGTATCCAGTTCAGCCCAATGGATGTGCTGTGCTACGTCCGTGATGAAAATCCGGGCAAAGCGGGCTTCGTAACTGGTGATGCAGTCCCGGCTGTCCCATTCCAGCATCCGACCACCCCGGCACTAGTCAACCGAACCACTCTGTGGGGTTCGGCTATCAACGATATGCACCCACGTAACGGCGCTGACTACTTCACGCGTGTAACTCTGACTATGGCCAAAAATGGCGGAATTAACTTCCTGACCGGTAACATGATTGATGCCGGTGACTCTGAGTAATCACGGGAAGTTCTCCGTTTAACATAGCGCCCCCGTGCGGGGCGCATAACAGGGAAAGTTATGTCTCAATATTCAATTCAACAGTCATTAGGTAATGCATCCAGCGTCGCGGTTAGCCCGATCAATGCCGATGCGACGTTATCTACCGGTGTTGCATTAAATAGCAGCTTATGGGCTGGTATTGGCGTATTTGCGCGTGGCAAGCCGTTTACTGTTCTTGCGGTTACTGAGTCCAATTACGAAGATGTTCTCGGCGAACCGCTGAAGCCGTCTTCCGGCTCACAGTTTGAACCAATTCGCCATGTGTACGAAGCTATTCAGCAAACGTCTGGTTATGTTGTCCGTGCTGTTCCGGATGATGCGAAGTTCCCGATTATTATGTTCGATGAATCAGGCGAACCGGCTAACAGTGCGTTGCCATACGGTTCTGAAATTGAACTTGATAGCGGCGAAGCCTTTGCTATCTACGTTGATGATGGTGATCCGTGTATTTCACCTACCCGTGAGTTAACCATCGAAACGGCAACAGCGGACAGCGCGGGTAATGAACGCTTCCTCTTAAAACTGACCCAGACGACTTCGCTCGGTGTGGTAACGACCCTGGAGACACACACTGTGTCTTTGGCGGAAGAAGCGAAAGATGACATGGGCCGCTTGTGTTATCTGCCTACGGCTCTGGAAGCCCGTTCTAAATATCTGCGTGCGGTTGTTAATGAAGAGCTGATTTCTACAGCGAAAGTAACAAATAAAAAATCGGTGGCATTCACTGGCGGTACCAATGGCGATCAGTCGAAAATCTCAACCGCTGCTTACCTGCGTGCGGTTAAAGTGCTGAATAATGCGCCGTACATGTACACCGCTGTTCTTGGCCTGGGCTGCTATGACAATGCGGCTATCACCGCATTAGGTAAAATCTGTGCAGATCGCCTGATTGATGGCTTCTTTGATGTCAAACCGACATTAAGGTACGCAGAAGCACTAACAGCTGTTGAGGGTACCGGTTTACTTGGTACCGATTATGTAAGCTGTTCTGTCTATCACTACCCGTTCTCCTGCAAAGACAAATGGACCCAATCCCGTGTGGTCTTCGGTCTGTCTGGCGCGGCGTATGCGGCGAAAGCTCGTGGCGTCAAGAAAAACTCTGATGTCGGCGGTTGGCATTACTCACCGGCTGGTGAAGAACGTGCCGTCATTGCTCGTGCGTCAATTCAACCGCTGTATCCGGAAGATACCCCGGACGAAGAAGCAATGGTCAAGGGCCGTCTCAATAAAGTATCTGTTGGCACCTCTGGCCAGATGATCATCGACGATGCTTTAACTTGCTGCACGCAGGATAACTATCTGCACTTCCAGCACGTCCCATCCCTGATGAATGCAATCAGCCGTTTCTTTGTCCAGTTAGCCCGACAGATGAAGCATAGCCCGGACGGTATTACTGCGGCTGGCCTGACTAAAGGGATGACCAAACTTTTAGATCGCTTTGTCGCCTCCGGCGCTCTGGTGGCTCCTCGTGATCCCGATGCTGACGGTACAGAACCGTATGTGCTGAAAGTTACGCAGGCGGAATTCGATAAATGGGAAGTAGTCTGGGCCTGCTGCCCGACTGGCGTAGCCCGTCGTATCCAGGGCGTACCGCTGCTTATTAAGTAAGGGAATACAATGAGCAAAAACTTTTTTCAATCCGGGGCATTTTTGGGGAATGGACTGTCCCGTTTCGCTTTGAACTCTGATCCTGTGCAGCTGATGGAGTCTGCCCGAGCAAGCGCCGAACCGCCAACAGATCCGGTTATTAATAATAATCCGGAACCGGCGGCACAGACTAACGATAACGTTCCATCTGCCCCGGCTCCAGAGCAAATCCTGGAAGGGAAAGACGGTAAAGAATGGACCGTCGAACAGGCGCACCAGATGATTCTGGAAGCTGCAAATCGAAGTGCTATGCAGAATGCGTTGAGTGATGCGGCCGACGCCGTTTTCTCCTGGGCTGATAGCGGTGATCTGACTTTCGACTCCCTTGATGGTTTCGTTCAGGCTATCGCTGGTATCTCTGATGACGACGACTCCGAAGTTACAGAAGAACAGGACGATGCCTATAACGAAGCATGGGCAAATGTTGCTGACTTCCTCGCAGCATGCGGTGTAGATGATGACCTGATCGAAGCACTGGCTGACGATGAAGACGACGACGCTGCTGCTGATGTTGGTGCCTCTATCGCTGGTTTAGATAGCGACGACCGCGACGAACTGGAAGCGGCGTTTGTTGTTGCTGGCACTTCTGATGAAATGCTGACTGAAGCATTTAAGAAGGTTGTTCGTAACGGTGAGATCAAACTCATCCGTAAACGCCTGCGTAAAAAACGTCTGACTGCGGCTCAAAAATCGGCGCTGAAAAAAGCACGTCGAAAAGCCCAGACCGGCGCGGCAAAACTTGCCCGCAAAAAGTCAATGAAACTGCGCCGTAAGCGCCTTGGCTAAAGGAGGAGGCCGGAGAACTCCGGCCTTTAACTTGAATGGCACCTATACCTTATGGGGTTTACAGCCAGGCTGACGGTGTATCGCCATTTCTGAAAGTTACTTTAACGAACTCTCAGTACCAGGTTACCGGATATATCAGCCAGGGGGCAGCAATGAACATGGCCCAGAATTGGGAAGCGCCGTTTACCGGTATGTCCATGGGGTCTGTTGCTGGTGCTTTCAGTGGTTTTGCGCAGGTTGGTACTGAAACAACGTCGGTGGCCCGTTGGAACAGCTTAATGGTTTGGGAGGGGGGAACACCGCCGACTTTCACGCTGCCAGTAACTTTCATCGCTTTGTTTGACCCATTCACTGAGGTTTCAGGAGCTATCGCCGCATTGTCAGCGATGATTAGCCCGGAACTTAAAGATGCCAGCATTGGTGGTCGAATCCCGGAGCGTGTGACGCTAAACATTGGTCGCCGGATCAACATCATTGATGTCGCTATCCAGGACATAAGTTTCGATCTCGATGCGCCCAGGGACAGCAATGGGCATTTCCTGAAAAACACCGTCAACCTCCAGTTGACCGGTTCTTCGATATATAACAGCTCCGATATTGTTCGGGCGTTCCAGTAAAAGGATTTTATATGGGGCACAATAACACTAAGGGAAACCGTAAATTTATTAAGGGCCGCTATACTGCCAACGCGGCCAAAGGCGAACGACTGGTATCTTCTGAATTCCAGCTCACTTTTGCAGGCCATGAAGATATCAGCGTACTGGTTCGCACGTCGCAAATTCCTGAAATGACCCGCGAGGATGTGGAGGACTATGGTCCGAATGGTGTGAAGTTCAACCAGCACGGTCCAATTCGAAACTCTGGGGAAATCCAGGTCCAGTGCGTGGAGACTATCGAAGGCGATATTCTTCAGTTCATTAAAGATCGCATTGCGGCGAAGGACTATGTTGATATCACGATGGCTGCGACCCCTGAATCCAAATCTTCCGGGGTTAACGCTGTGACTAAAGCTGCTACAACAATTGAAATGTTGGACTGCAAAATCTACAGTGATGCAATCGACTTTAGTACCGAAGATGTGACTGCTGCTGTGCGCCCGTCACTTCGTATCGTCTACAACTGGATTGAGTGGGATTAAGAGTCATCCCTTGTATTTTAAAGCTCCTTCGGGAGCTTTTTTTATAACTATTTTATATAAACATGCATCGATAACATTGTCTGGAGTTTTATGTTAGATTATTAATGTTCTAATAAACTACAATTATTGAGGTAGATGTTTGTGCCTGTACTGTTAAAGGGGGACTCTAAAATGGCTGTGATTCCAATGTCGTACTCCCCGGGTACTGTCGCTCGTCGATTTTCGATCCTGGACGGAGTTACCATCCAGGGTGTGCTTTACCAGGTTATATGGGATTCCAAAACCCCATTTGCAGCTGTAATAGAGGCTGCGCCTTCTATTATCGATGGTGATATGCGCCATAAGGTTGTCGCCACTCTTGAACTTCAACGTCGCCCACAGCTTGAAGGCGTACTGGTGAGGAAGTTCTGGGAAGATAACGATGTTGCCCAGATTGAAGGTATCGTGGTTGATGGAATCGTCCGGGATGTCGGTTTAGCCACTTTTGTTTATGAAACCGTAGCTTCAAAAGCCGGAGTTGTTTTGCTAAGTGACAATGAGCAATACGAAGGCGGAAAGGCTCTTTGGCAGCACATCGCTCGTCGTTCTTCCGAACTAAAAGTTTTTATCCTGGACACCGATACTGCTCAGTATTACCCATTTGATGGCGAACGTGTTTGCTATGACGGGAAAAGTATTCCTGAATCCGAGATATGGAGTGAACATCCGGATCGAAGTAAGCATGGGGTTGTTCTTGTCGCAGAATCCATAACTGGAAAGGCGGCATAGCAGTAAAAAATTCCTTGCTCCTTGACAGAGGAGAGGATTAATCTAAGTACGCTAAGCATAGGTATGGCCCCGGTTAATGTTAAGCGTTGTGCGGGACGCATAATGTTTACTGGGGCTTTCTTTTACCTATTTTGGGATAATCCTGAATTCCGTAGTATTTTGTATCGGCTGCGGCTGCATCAGCGTTTGACTCTATTTCTATAGAAATCACCTGGAATGGTGAATACCCACATCAGAAGAAACGTTGCAGCAAACATGATCCCTAATGGCCAGACCGCGCCAAAGAAAATCCATAGTGACTGCTCCCCGCCCTGTCGGGCGAGGCTTCCCACTTCTTAAGCCGCAACCGTCTGTGTGACGGATTTACGCTGGCCTCCATGGGCAGAAACGACGAGTCCCGCCGCTTGTAATTCCAGTATTCCCTTGCGTTTGATGTTGAGCGCCGCATTGATATCGCGGTCATGTTCAACTCCACACTCTGGACACTGCCAGAAGCGCTTATGTAATGGCATCTCCGACATTTTGTGACCGCAGCAGTGGCAGGTTTTCGAACTGGCGAACCATTGATCCAGTTTCACCAGATGCACACCTTTCTCTGTTGCTTTGTATTCCAGTTTTGTGATGAATCCAGACCATCCAGCATCGCCTATCGCACGAGCCAGATGGTGATTTTTCATCATATTTGCCGTTTTCAATGTCTCGACAATTATCGCTTGGTTTTCGTCAACAATTGCGCGAGATAACTTGTGCTGGAAATCGGCACGGGCACTGGCTACCCGTTCGTGAACGGCTGCAAGTTGTATTCTGGCTTTGCGCCTGTTTGCGCTCCCTTTTTTCTTACGGGACAGTGCTTTCTGCTTCCGGCGCAGGTTGCGACTTGCATTGATTAGGTGGCGGGGACTGGCAATTTTATTGCCGTCCGATTTGATGACAAAATGCGCCAGCCCCATATCCAGCCCTGTCACATTTGATATCAGTGCGGGCTTTGCCGGCGCTTCCATCCCGTCGTCACAGAGTAACGACGCGTAGTATTTCCCGGTTGCGCTGCGGCTCAACGTGATACTTTTCAGCATTCCCGTAATTTCACGATGTAAACGCGCTTCAATCGGCAAGATTTTCGGTATTTTTATCGCACCATCAAGGACTTTTATGCCAACACAATGATAGCTAGATTGTCTGCCGTGTTTACTTTTAAAGGTAGGTTTACCTGCTTTCAGTTTCGGATTGAAAAAGTTAGAAAAAGCCACGTCGAGGTTAATTACCGCCTGCTGCAACGCAATAGAATCATATTCTTTAAGCCATCCATACCGGCGGGATTTCTTCGCCACTGCAAGCAGTGGTTTGAGGTCTTTACGCGGGTTTAAATTTACGCGGTGCCGCTGGTAAGAATGTTTCTTGATATGCAGAGCTTTGTTGTACACAAAACGCACTGCACCGAACTGGGCGTTGATAAATTCAGCCTGTTCTGGTGTCGGATAGATGCGTACTTTTGTTGCTCTTAACATAGTCACCGCTCATTGGTACAGGTTTTTATGCTAACACCGTAATAATATTTTTAAAGCCCTTCGGGCTTTTCCGCCTTTCCTACCCGCCCGCATTGGGCGAGGGTTCTCGGCGGTTTTTCGCTGAAAACGCCTGGTGACTCCAGATTAGAGCAATCTATCACCCTCTGAATCCTGCCGGTATACCCCATTGTTCGTTATCTTTATTTTTGGCTAAAACCGCATTAAGAGCTTCGTTTACCGTCATGCAATGCGGCAGATTATCGAAGTTTGATACCCCGCCAATATCAGGAGAACGCTTGTTCTTCAGGTAAGCATATTTCCGCGCTGCCGCCTCTACTTTCTGCTTGAACTCATGTTTTTGAGCGCGTTTTTTGGATAACCGCAGATTGTCAGCCTTTGCTTTTGCCTCAGCGATCCATGAAGTCAATTTTTTGAGTCTGCTCGTTCCGGCACCGCCGGAAACTGATCTTTTTGTTTTTTTAACTTGTGACTTCTTATTCTTTATTGCCACGTCATCCTGACAGGGGGAAGGGGTATCATTTTGACATGGGGGTGTGGATAAAAAATTAAATAAAGCCAATGTTTTAGCGAGAACAGCTTTAACCTTGGTTGCCGCTGAAGAGATCTTTAATTTGCTTTCAATCAGCGCATTTTTGGCTTGTTGTGCGAAGGCCAAAAAGGATGGCGTAAACCGGTACAGGTTAGCGCGACGTTCACGGTGATCGCCGATAACAATCTCTACAGACAGAATTCCTTTGTTTACAGCTTCACGGAATGCACGAACGACGGTTGATTGGCTATAACCAGTTTCTGCCGCGATCAGGCGGTGAGGCTTGTGAATGAAGTATTCACTGGTTGTTGCCGCGAGATTTGCACATTGCGACAGGATATGCCCGGCGCTACGAGATAAACCGGAGTGTGTTACAAAGCAGGCCAATTCATAGCCAGAAAAAGTAAAATCGCTCATCGTTATACAGCTCAGGAAAGTGACTTTAGCCAGCATTACAATGCTGGTGGTTCTTACTACGTCTGTTAGCGCGTTGCCGCGACAGGTACCAGCACACCAGCATCAAGCAATCGCTTCATCAGCCACTGCTGACCTTTGCCGGTTATACGAGTCGTGAAAGAAATCCTGCTTCCATTGCTTGTATCGATCACGGTTTCTTTAAGGGTGAAATACCCACGGGATATGTATTCTTGTTTGGGGACGTTTCTGCGTTCACCGGTTGCGATCAGAATTCCGTTATCACGCAACCAGGTGAAGAGATAGTTTTGGCCCAGGCCGAGCACTTTGGCATAGTTGCCGATTAGAACCCCGCTGGCGGTAGCAACGCGTTCGGCGAATTCGACTTTAGGTGCATCCATCAGCATTTTTTGCTCCAGCCGTTGCTTTTGCTCTGCCAGGTCAGCAGCCAAACGGAGAGCTTCTGGGAGGCTCTTCGGAATAGCAGGTTGTAATCTTCCAGCTCGATAGTCGATAAATGTCTGGTTTACCTTCAGCCGAAACGCGGGAGAAATCCAACCAGCGTACTCCACTGCGAGCAATTCATGGGCAAAAGTGCCGCCGCCACGGCCTTCGAACGAAACTATGCAATTCTGCATAGTTTCTTTTTCAAGCTCTTCGATGAGCTGTTTAGCTGACAGCGTTCTTAGCCATTGAGCTGGCGCTTTATGGGCACCGAGTCCGCTCGCTCTGTGTAGAGCATTAAGGTTGTAACGGCCAGCGCGGTCGGTCGTAATTTCAACACCACAAATAACAGGCAGAGAGGTTGAAGGATCGACATTTTGATGAAGGTTTGATATATTCATATCCGCATTGAATGTTTGTTGCATTTTTTCTCCAAATTTGCATCAACCTTCAATCACCAGCACGAAATGGTGATTCTTTGCACTTAGAAAACGAAATTTATTAGAGCAAATTTTTCCGGCTCGATCCAGATCGGGTTGGTCGAACTGCTCAGAAACCTGCCAGTTTGCTGGCAGGTTTTTTCTTTTGTTAACTTATTGCTACTGGTTTTAACAAATCAGCATCAAGTAGCTTGCGAGTTAACCACTGCTGGCCTTTACCCGTTAATTGGGGCGTCAGCCGTATCTGGTAGCCATTTTCATCATCCAGCACCACTTCTTTCACCGTGAAATACCCGGCGTTAATGTACTGCTGGCGCGGTACGTTTTTGCGCGCACCAAAAGCCATGAGAATGCCGTTCTGGCGCAACCATGAGAAAAGGGCGTTTTGCTTAAGTCCAACGACCTTTGCAAAGTTCCCGATCAGGATTCCATTGGCCACTGATACCCGGTCGGCAAAATCGACTTTAGGGGCTGCGGCCACCAGCTGTTGTTCCAGCTGCATTTTCTGTTCTGCCAACTCGGCAGCCAGGCGTAGAGCTTCTGGTAATGTTTGGGGGATCGATGGGGCAGGGGAGTTTGCCTGCTGCAATTCTTCCAGTTTGTCGATCAGCGAACGGCGGACCGCTTTTGACTCGCGCGCGGCGACTCGCAGGGCTTGTTTGAAAGTCATGGTTATGACAAGCATTGATGTTTTGTTCATTTTTTCCACTACACTTTTTGTGTAGTGCTCACCATCAAGCTCATCGAGTATTTTTTCGATGAATTTGTTGTTCCGAACCTCTGGTTCCCCACATAACTTACGCGCTTCATTGACCATCTTTAACAGTGTCTGGCTGTCGATTGTGTCTCCAGAGTTGGAGATAACATTCACAGCTGGTGATGGCGTAGCTGAAGCAACAGGTGCTGGTTTTTCAACATTCAAATTATTACCGGTCATTCTGCGCGCCTCCTTTCTCATTTCTGCTGCCACCGTTGCGTAACGTAGACGTCCTTGTTCAATCAAATAATCCCTGATCTCGGCTATCAGTAGCCTGTTGATCACAGCCTTATCTGTTCGGGTATAAAAACGCCTGGTTATCATGAAATAGTTGGCAATTGCGCCGGGGATCTCCCGTGTCGGCATACAGGCAGTATGCAGGGCGATCGCTTCGGCTATGTCATTACGGGTGACGAGAGGTTTTTTCATAAACCCCCCTGAACGTCGGCAGAGAAGGGGAGGCTCCAGTAACTAAGTGAATTGCGCGAGTTAGTTGAAAAACGGGCAGTAAAAATGCAGGGGCCATCAGGCAATTGAGAGCGTGCTTCGTCTTCAGTTGCTGCGATAACGAAGTGATAGTGGTGTTTTTTACAGGAATAGAAACGCCAGATGAATTCTGGGCGTGCGCAAGGATTGGCATTAACCATAGTTACGGCCTCACTAACAGGTTTAACAACCTGCTACCCGCTGTCAAACAGGTGGCAGGACGTGACAGGGTTGACAGACTGGCGTTAGTGAAACCAGCAGGCCGAAGCCTCCCCATCACGCCCCACCATAATTCGGGCGTAACGCGGTTTACGGACACAAAAATACCGCAATATCGGAAATCTGCGGTTGTCCGCACTAACATTCAGGCTGTCAAACCTGGTCGCAGAATTTGCTACGACGGCGGAACTATAAGCCTGAACGATTAAAAGGTCAATATGATGCGAAAAGATAGCATTCGCGACTTAAAAATACAAATTTATTAGAGCATTACATGCTTAATAAATACACAATTGGATCTAATAACCTCTTTTTTTTAAAGGCGAAAATATGTACCCTAAATGAGTTATAAGGCAGGTGAGGTTATAATGAGAAAACTATTACTACCGTTATTATTTATGGCTGGGACTGTTAATGCAGCATCAAGCGTAAAGGAGATTTGTACCGATTATACGAAATACCTTGGGCACGTTTACGGCTTTGCTGTCAGTCAAGACGAATCCATGCGCAAGAAGTTACTGTCAGATATGAAACGCCTTAAACTTTCTGAAGCGATGGTGCAGCAAGAACTGTATAAAGTCGCAACCAACGAAAATGCTAAATATCAATATTCTCGCCTGTTAAATCCCGACGCAAACGAGATCAATCGAAGCTCTTTCGATTATATGGTAAAGGCATGCGAAACCGCTCCTGATTTTGCTATTCCTAGCTGGGGTGTGCTGGTGGCGAGCAATGCCGTTAATAAAGAAGACGTTGGAAGAAATGGCATTGACTCAATCAGAAATGCCCCAGGAATGCGCCATCAAAACGTGCAGGGTACGCTTGAAGAGCGGGCCAGGGGGCCGGGTACAAACTCCCCAATGGGAAACCTCTCACCAGAGGAATTGCAAGAGTATAACCAACGGATGGAGCAGTATGAGAAAGCGGCACGCGAACAAATGGAACAACAAAAGAACGGCTCACTTAATACCTTTCAGCAAGGTTTAAAAGCGCTTAATTTACCCTATGAATGGTAAATATATTATGGATAACCAATTAAAATATTGATAATCGTTAATATCCAAAGGAGATAAATTAATGCGCATCAAACGATTTTTTCTAATTCTTGCTTTGCTTACTCCATTTTCATCAATGGCAAATGTAAGCAAATGGTCAACCGGCGAGACTCATGGTGTTCGTTCTTATGCTGTTTCCAGCAAAGATAATTATACGCTTACATTTGAGTGCGATGTTGGATTTAATAATACGGATCCCAATCAAGTAGGAACACGACTACTCACTCTCATGAAAACAGAACCTGGCGGTGAGTCATTTGATGCTAAAAAAGAACAAATAACGCTGAAAGTTGGTGATGATGAATATCCTATCAGTTCTATCGGTTCCTCTGTGGGTGATAGTTACTGGTATGGTTTTTGGTCAGATACCCCTGATATGGAAGTTAAAACATTCGATGCATACGTAGACGGAAAAAAAATAGCAACATTTACGCTACGTAAGGCCGCAGAGCTTTTCAACGTGGCACCTGAAGATGGTTGTCTGAAGCGCGCAAAATGACCTGTCACAAATGACTACTCGTAGAATCGGGTAACACACCAGATTCTACGAGGTTTCAATGACACCACGACAATTACTCGAAGACGTCAAAACCCGCTTCACACCTTTGATTGCGGATGAACCTGCCTTACTGGAATCCCTGCTAAGAAAAGCATTGGGAACCTACCAGGATAGGGCGGGACACATCAAGCGGATACGCTTCACTGATCAGACCTGTAAATCACTTGCTTGCCCTGCTGATTTTCTTGCGCTCGTATCGGTTACGGATCATACCGGCGATCTTGTCTACTCCGACGTTTACGATGGGAATATCGAGCTTGAAGATACCCATCGAGCGGTATACCCGCTGAATGTGTCATATCTGGCTAATTTACGTGATATGGATCTGGATAATGGGGAAGTGCCACCTGAAATCATTGGGTTACTTTCTGACTATCTGGAAGTGTTAATCGCGATACCTAACACTGATCGCCTGCGAAGAATATCTATCGCTGGGAAACTCGATGCCAGCAATTTATCCGACGAGAACACGCTGTATCAGCGAAAGCTGGATCTGGAAGAGAAAATGAGCGCAACAAGGGCAATTATCCCGGGAATTGTTCTTTTCTCATCCATGTTGAAGTGAGGAGGCTGATATGGGGCTTAATGTTGCTTCAGTAAAGTCTTATGTATCTTCGGCATTAACGACGACATTATTTGGCTCCGGCGTTGGTGAGCGGGAAGTTGGCAAGCTGACGTCAATCATCATGAACAAAATGCTGTTCGCGCAAGGATGGCAGTTCTCTGTCGAAGTTGATGGTCTGGAGGGGGCAGACTTCTTTGCTAAAGACATTACCTACCACGATTACAGCATCGAATATGAAACGATTAAAATCGGCGGAGGGAATATCCTTCAGCCAACGGAGCGTTCGCCTGGGCAGATAACAATGATGGTCAGGGATACCGTTGATGGCCTCGTTTTGGACTGGTTTAAGACGGCAAAAAGTCGGGTGATCAATCCGGACGGTACCGGGAATATACCGTCTAAATATTTGCTCAATGTGCGTATTTATCGGTTGCTGTCTTCCGGCTTAACCAAACTGGAAAATGAGATGACGGTATTCCCGGTCACTACCGGCGATGTCACCTATGCGCGAGATCAGGTTACTGAATTTAAGTCATTCCCAATGACCTTCGCATTGCACAGCACGTTTAACCAATCCTCAAGTTCTTTGGCTTCCCTTCTGGGCTTTAGTTTTTCTCTTTGAATTAAGGAGCAAGGATGCTTTTACCCCTTTTCCCGCTACCATCGCGGCCAACTGAATTGATCCAGTTCCGTCAGCCAAATATTGCTGATGCGATGCGTTTCAACTCGATAACACCGGAGGAACAAGAACAACAGACAACGGCGTATTTAAAAGCCTTGCTGGCTGAACCCGCGAAACATGATCCCCTGACATGGACGGCGCAGGACCGGATTACCGCGTTATGGTGGATATTTACCGGCTCCCGTGAAACACCGGTCGAGACATTCACCTACACCTGTAAACATTGCGGTAAAGAGCATTATTACGATTGCGATATGAATGCTCTGGCTGAAGATATCCAGGTCCTGGAAGTGGAACCGTTCATTGACGATATTGAGGTGCCTGTAGAGGGAGTACCTTATCAATGGCGTATCGTGCCGCTTGATGGTTGGGCAATGGAAATGCTGGAGATGCGCCGTGCAGCATTGCCACCTGAAGACGACGCGGAATTCAAAGAAGCGATCGTTGATTTGCGTTTTTGGGAATTCGCTTATCAGTGTGAGCTTTATAACGATGTTAGTGGTACTCGTGAAGATCAGGCTGAGCGTCGTTATGAAACGATTAAACGGATGGCCATTGATACTGAATTTATGAAGCTGGCGGCACACATCCGACTGGCTCATGAAAAGCTCGAACATGGTTTACCGTGCTACATCGATAAAGGTGAAATGCGTCTTCGTCTCCCGCCGCATAAATGCCCAAATCAGGATAAAAAGGAGTCCACAGAGGGTGCATATACCCGTCTGTGGGTGCCCTTTCGGGCTACCGACTTCATTCCACAGGTGGGGATTGAAAAGCTATCAGACCTTAGTGTCCAACCTGGTTTTGTATGGGGGTATACCGATTCAGGACGCTGAAAGGCTTACTGAATCCTATGCGTTTTTCCTGTTGGAGAAACTGGAAGAAAAACTTAAACCGAAACGGTAGGCGATAAGATCATGGAAAGAAAAAACGCCAATATTGACGATGTTATAAGGACAGTTGAAACCGCCAGCGCGAAAGAGCTGGAAGAGCTTGCAGGTATTCGGGAAGCTGTTGAAGATTTGAAAGGGGAACGCGTTGCAACTGTTGACCCAGTATCTCGCAGTGTGTCGGCATTAAATCGCACAATCGAAAATTCACGTCCTGACTTTGTGACCAATGCGCCATCAGTGGACCCTATTGTTGACGCAATAAAACGGCTTAATTTAGGGGACGTTTCTCGTATACGGGAGGACAAAGTCACTAACCGTGAACAGCAGGCTGCACCAACAGCGCACAATCCCCCAAATAGACGAAGAGAGGCAATAACAGAGGATGTTAAAGCACAGCGGTTAGAAACGGTCAAACTCGCTCGTGATTTGAAAGGGGAACGCGTTGCAACGGTTGACCCAGTATCTCGCAGTGTGTCGGCATTAAATCGAACAATCGAAAATTCCCGGCCAGACTTTGTGGCCAATGCGCCATCAGTAGACCCTATTGTTGACGCAATGAAACGGCTTAATTTAGGGGACGTTTCTCGTATAGTTCAGGAGGGCATTGCTCAACAGGAACAGCAGGTCAAATCAACTACACCAAAGGGTAAAAAACGACGCAGGAAGGCTATACCAGAGGATATAAAGGCGCAACGGACCGAAGCAGCCGAACACGCTCGCGAAATGTTCGATCAAAAAGGCGGTGCGCAAAAAAGCCAAAACCAACGCGATGCGCGTGGTCGTTTTATTGGAAAGTCAGGGAGTAAGGCCGCAGCGGAAGATGCCCGTGCTGAACGTGCTGAAAGGGCCAGGCGCAAAGAGGATGATGAGCGTCTAAATGCTGAATCAGGTTTATTAAAAAAACTGTCAAAAGTAGCTGAAGGCATAGGTAACCCTTCAGAGACTCGTGCCGTCGATGCGTTAGGTTATGCCGTTGCTGGTCCATTGTGGGCAGCAGGGAAGGAGCTTGGCGGGATATCAAAAGAAGTTGGTGGATCGCTTAATGGTGCCAGAAAGTCTATTGCCGATGTGATTCGTGGCAATGACGATAACAGCCGTAGAAAAGGTTTTTTTAGGCGTAAATCGCAAAATAGTGCCGATGTCGTTCAGGTTAACACCCAAAAACGGACGGTTCAGGAACTTCAGGAGCAGACCAGCGAAATTAAAGAGGGCAATGACAAGATTCTCAGCGCCCTTGATCAGATAGCCAAAAACACCGGGAAAAAGAAGGGCGGCTTGCTGTCCAAACTATTTAGCCTGTTAGGGAAGGGGGCCGGTGGCGTCGCGTCGTTGTTAATGGGGCGTGGCATGCTGAAAAAAGCTGGAGCACTCGCTTTTGGCGCTCTGGGGGCAAAGAAACTTGTAGGAATGCTACGCGGTGGTGGCAAGAAGACTATCGCCCATGAAGGTGGAGATTTGGCTGCCCGGGCAGCAGGTAAACTTGGATTAAAGGCAGTTGGTAAAGGGGCGTTACGCGCAATTCCCTTAGTCGGCACAGTGGCTGGAGGTATTTATGATGCGGTAACCGGTTGGAATGATACAGAAGCGCAACGTCGAGCGTTTGGGCTTAAATCAGGACAAGATCCATCATTCCAGCAAAAAGCCGCTTATACGTTAGCCAATGTTCTTGATATGGGGGGACTGGTATCTGGTATTAGCAGCGCCATTGGTGAGGTTCTCAAATCACTTGGATTTGAGGATATCGGCAATATGTTGCAATCATTTTCGACGGAAAGTATTGCCCAGGCCATTGATAGTGGGATTACCAACTTAGAAACATATATTTCTAACCTTGGCGACACCATTTCTACCAAGTTCGAAGATTACACAGCAAAGATTGGTGATGCTGTTTCAGCATGGTTTAGCGATACATCTAATAAGCTGCTTGAAAAGCTGGATGCCATCAAAGACTTCTTTACTGTTGATAACCTGAAACAGGTTTTCAGTGATGCAATTGATAGTGCAATTGATTTCATTAAGAACCCAGGGAAACACATTAAAGAGGCGGCTGGTAATATTTGGGATGGGGTTAAAAATTTACCTGGTAAAGCATTAGATGCAGCGGTTGATGCCGTTAAAAATACCCCTGCGGCAATGATTGTATCAAAAATACCCAATCCGATCGGCGAAGCTAATGCGAAAGAAATCACTCCAGAGTTAAAAGCTCCGGTTAATAGCCACCAGGAGACATCTGATTCTAAAACTGAATCCGATGCCAAACAGACTAATATTGTTACCCGCGTGATAAATGCGGCACTGGACTCGGCGAAAGATAGCAATAAAACAGTTAAAGAAACTGCGAATCAGATTATCAATGCAAATGCCGTAGAAACGGGCAATAGCGCGTTGCAGAAAATTGATAAAGCTATTGGTCAAAATAGCTCGTCATCATCGTCGCTTAATACCACTGGCACCAGGAATGACATTCAGAAAGCTGCGGATACCTACAACAATGGCCGCTTGGATGTAAAAGTCGGAAGTCTTGGATCTGAAGGTAAGGCAAATCTCGATAAGTTGGCTCCGTATTTTGCTGAACTAGAGAATAAATATGGTCTTCCAGAAGGCACTCTTTACGCGATTGCTGCAACTGAATCTGGTGGTAATCCGTATGCAAAATCCCAAACCGGTGCTCTGGGAATGTTTCAGTTCACGGGGATTGCTCGTGAAGAGACTGGCTTAGCTGAAGGTGAATCGTTTGATCCTGTGAAATCGGCAGAAGCTGCGGCTCTTCTCATGAGCAAGTATCTGAAGCAAGCCAATGGAGACTTAAACGAGGCCATCACTGCATATAACGCTGGGTTTGGCACTATCAATAAGTGGAAAAAAGGCACAGGTGACTTATCGAAAGAAAACCGTGAGTACGCGATCAAGGTCAATACTCATCGTGCTCGCTATTTAGGTGGTGAAATCTATACACCTGGAGCAGGAGCACAGGGTGGGGCGCAATATGGAGTGAGGGGACCACTGCCTGATAACGCTGTTATCGATCAGTCTACTGGCCTGGCGTTTACCCCTGGTGATAGCCCGTTTGAGAAAGGCGGTCTGGTAGACAAAATCGGCAATGCTGTTGGCGTTAACGATCTGGTCAACAAATTCATGAATGGCCGGGGTATGCGTCGGGAAGTCGTTCAGGGAACGCTCGAAGAACGTGCACGAGGGAAGGGGACCGCAACAGCAGCTGGCAATGTGTATGTTGATACTCCGATGCCAGTTGAAGAGGCGCGTCCGGTGGCCAGCAACTCAAGTTACTTTGACCAACTCGGCGCACAAATGGGGATTGATGGACTATTCGATAAACTCCGCAACTCGCCGGGGATGCGGAAAAATAATGCGACTGAACCAGCCTCCACGTCCAAGGTGACGACTGCCGCCAACGATTTGCAGCAACCAACCGGTCGTATGCAGATAGACGGGCAGGTTATTAGTGACCTTGGCGGTTCCGGTGCCAAGCCGACAATGCAGTTGGCTGATAATACCGTTTCACTTGATGGTGAAACGAAGCGGCTGTTTGCGCAGATGACCTCATTGCTTGCCAGGATTGAAGAGCACACCAAAGACTCGGCGAAAGGCCAGGGAACTGTCGTAAAGGTCAGCACGCCTCAGCCGGGCGTTATGCGCACGGTACCACTGTCAATTGATGATCCGTTGATGAATGACTACGCGAGAGTTGATTGATGGCCAACAATAACGAAATTGATCCTTTGCTGACGCTGGAGTTATCCGGCGTAAAAACGTATGAGTCCCAGGAGGAGGCCTGGGGCGCTCGTTTATATGAGTGGCTAAACACTTATCAGGGTGAGGTATACGGAGATCCGTCATGGGGCAATGTTTTACCGCAGTTTAAACACGAACCGACCAACTTGTCGCATGTTCAAATTGCGGTTGAGGCAATGCTGTTGCAAAAACTGACGGTAGATTTACCTGACATACCGATTTCTGGCTTGTCAGTAGCCGAGGGAGATGCTTTTGATAAGTTGAAAATATCCATTCGTATCAGGGATATAACTATCACACAGGACGTGGTGCTATGAGTAAAACAACACCGACTAAAGACAGTATTCGTGCAGAGTTTGAAGAGCTTGTCGAGAAAGATTCATTCTGGTCGAAGTTTGTCGGCTCTCAATTTGTCTCGATGCTGACATTGTTTATTACCCAGATTGTCTACAGGTGCTTTCAGTATGCCGATGCGGCGCTGGCTGAAGGCTTTATATCGACCGCGACGCGGCGTTCCTCTATCCTGGCAGCGGCAGAAACGAATAGTTACGTTGGTACCAAGCCAACACCGTCATCGGGGATGATTGAGATCACCGCCACAAGTGAAGATGCTCCAGCGGTAATCCCCAAAAACATGCCTTTAATATCTGACGACCAGTACCCTTACATGACTATGGATGTATGCAGGTTGGTTGACGGCACCGGTACGGTAGAAGTGGCACAGTTGGAAATCCAGGAGGTGACATATACCGTTACGGCAGCCAAAGAATTTCTGGAAGTCGTGTTATCAAAGGCTCTTACTGCTGTCTGCTATAAGCTGGAAGTATTCGTGACGACCGATGGTAAGACCACGCAGTGGTCTTCCAGCACTATGTTCCGGTTAGCCGGTAGTAAAAGCCAGGTCTACGTTGAGTTTTATAAACCATCCGAGCAGTTGGGGGTTCGATTCGGCGATGGGCTAATTGGGCAAATACCGCCAGAAGGTTCGACAATTACGCTTAAGGTATGGTGCACCAACGGCGATATAACCCTGGTTGCTGGCCAAAACCTGACGCCTGTCGATTCTGCGGCTAATTTAGCTAATTTGATTTCAGTTAAGACAACGACACCTATAACCGCAGGTACCGATGCTGAAACAACGGAGATCACACGTAACCGTGCACAATATTACCTTGCCTATGATGATCAGGTCGTATGGGGCGGGGACTATACGTATTTTCTGGTTCGTAACATCCCTGGGCTGTCCTGGGTAAAGGCATGGGGCGAAGGCCAGCAAGAGAAATTAGATGGTGCTTATAATGTCCGGAATATCAATAAGATATTTATTTCAGGATGGCATCCAAACAAAAGCCAGTCAGAGCTTGAAGAAATGATCCTGGCTGCCTTTAAGAAGGTGCCGAATGAGTTGAACAAGAAATTCTCGTATAAAGAGGTCAGAAAACTACCCTTTAAGATCACCATCACCGGGCGGATATCGGCAAGCCTGACCATTGAGAACGTGACTGATGAGCTGAAGTCGGCACTGGAAACAAAATTTGGGCGTGACTCAACTTTCTTTGATCCGAACCGTGTCGGCAAGTACATCCTAATCAAGAAAAAAGACGTTTGGGCATTTATCGAAACGCTGGGTTATTTCCGCGACTTTTATCTGGAATTTGTCGAGTGGAATGAGTCAAACGGCTTTTACGATTTCGTTTATCTGGATACAGAAAACTCCACCTTTAATATTTCGTATGAGGAGGAGTGATGCAACGTTCCTGGTTTAATAATCGGCTTACATCAGCTAAGCAAAAGTCATTGCTCTATAAATCATTGGCTGATTTGGTTCAGTCAATGATGGACACCTTTGTTGACCCATGGTTGGAGCGAATTACCAACCGGAAGTCTATTTTTTCCATGAGCAAGGAGGATCTGGAGACCAGGACAAATGAACTTGGCCAGTTCTTTACTATCAGAACCTCAAACTCATCTTCCGTTCCGATGTTGTTACAACAGCGGCTTGATGAGATTCACTTTAAGGGGACTGAACGCCCTATAAACCAGACAATTTACCGCGAATTTAACGGTATTTCTGTTTTATGGGATCCGATATATGCACCGGTGGACCTTGAACGTCATCCCTATGGCACAGTTCTAATACCAGAAAGCACACTGGAAACTACCGGCGGCACATTCGGCGAGATGTTTCTGACTTCCAGAGGGATGATCAGTATTCCCATAAACGACCTGGCCCGGACAATGGGTATTACTGGCACGATAGATCAGTCCGCAATTACAGAAGAAATTCTCAGAAAGTTTAATCAGTTCGTAAAGCCTCTACTGCCACTGCATATAGTGTTTGATGGGCTTACGCTCTATTTGTCGGTTGTTGTGAATGAACAGGCCGACATGATCACTTTGAACGAGATTTCTGATACCGAAAAAGCGTACTGCTGGTTTGAAACTTCGGATACAACTTCGCTTACTGGAGTTACGTCGATTAGCGCCCCGATCACCGCAACGCCTGGTGGCACTATTGTGAAAGCGACACCTACGTTTGATCGCACACGCGCAGATGATTTGTTGCTGGATAGCGATGCCTGACAATCACCCCGTCCGCAGGGCGGGGTGACAAGTTACTTCTCTTACAATGAGGCTTCACAACATTGATTAGGGAAAATCATGTCTGACGTCTCAACAAACCTCTATAAGAGTCAGTTGTTGGACTATTACTATCAGCGGCGCGCTGAATCGTCCATTAACAAAGGCTCTCGATTTTTAATCAGCAAGGCCGTTTTCGGTACCAGTTCACTGGTTACTAAGAAAGGAGATGGCACTTATGAGATTGGAGAACTGCCAAAGGCTTTCGATCTGGCAGAACTGACCAGTAAATTTTGCACCATCAACCTCGTCCCAACCTACTCAGGCGGGATAATTACTGTCCGAATGGACCTTGATCAAAGCCAGTTGCAGAAAGGGAAAAACTACCCATTCAACACTCTGGTTGTTCTGGATAACGAGAACAAGCCAATCGCCATTATTTGTGTCCAGGAAGACTCGCTGTATGTGGGCAAAACATATACCGCAGTTATGGCCATAAACACGACTACAGCATAAGGATATGCTTGATGAATGACGTTACAGTTGTCACATCGGTTACTTACCCATCACCCGAGTCGTTGGCTCTGGTGGCTGATGTGCAATACCACGAACCATATCTGTCAGCCGCGCTAAACCGAAAATTCAGGGGGATTGTTGACCCGGGATTTTATGCCGGTTTCTTACCTAAGCCTGGCGGTGGGATGAACCTGTTAATCACCTCAGTGGATGGTGATAAAACCGCAGGCGCGGCGTCGGTGGATATTGGTGAATTCTACCAGGTAACTATTCAGCAACGTAAGGATATTTCTCTTGCACTTAGTGCAGGCAAGAAATATGCAATTGTGCTGAAGGGAAGATACCTCCTTGGAGAAGATACCTATCAGGTGAATACCGCGTCACATATTCATGCGGCTGAATTTGTTTCCAGAACCTATACCGATTCATATCAGTTAGGAGATGGGGAGCTGCTTGTTTGTACGGTGAATATCCCTGCTGGTGTATCTGCCATTACCCAGGAGATGATTGATACATCCAAGCGTATCAACCGCACGATCGGCATTGATATTTCAGACTCTGTAACCAGTACCAGAAGTGATGTTGCTGCGAGTTCGCTGGCAGTTAAAAAAGCCTACGATCTGGCTAAAAGCAAGTATACGGCGCAGGATGCAAGCACAACACAAAAGGGATTAGTTCAGCTCAGTAGCGCAACTAACAGCGACAGCGAAACAATGGCGGCTACCCCTAAAGCCGTTAAGTCGGTAAAAGAGCTGGCTGATACCAAAGCGCCAATAGAAAGCCCGAGTCTGACAGGAACGCCAACCGCGCCGACGGCAGCGCAAGGTACAAACAGCACGCAGATCGCAAATACAGCCTTTGTTAAGGCAGCTATAACGGCACTTATCAACGGTGCACCTGGCACACTGGATACGCTTAAAGAAATAGCTGCTGCGATCAATAACGACCCGAATTTCAGCACAACTATCAACAATGCTCTGGCTCTTAAAGCTCCTTTAGCAAGTCCTGCATTAACGGGAATACCTACTGCGCCTACCGCTGCACAGGGTACGAATAACACGCAGATTGCTACGACCGCTTATGTAAGAGCTGCTATCTCTGCATTGGTCGGCTCATCACCTGAAGCTCTTGATACTCTGAATGAGCTTGCAGCAGCACTGGGCAATGACCCGAACTTTGCGACAACAATGACAAATGCGCTGGCAGGCAAACAGCCTCTGGATGCAACTTTAACCGCGCTCGCTGCCCTTGCGACTGGTGCAAACAAACTGCCTTATTTCACTGGTAAGGATACGGTAGCGCAGACTGATTTAACGTCAGTCGGTCGCGATATTCTGGCTAAAACAAGCACACTGGCCGTTATCCAATACCTTGGTTTAAGTGAACTCGGTACCAGCGGTGAAAAGATCCCCCTGTTGAGCACGGCTAACACATGGAGTGCGCGCCAGACTTTCAACGGCGGGATCACCGGGGCGCTGACAGGGAACGCCGACACCGCGACGAAATTGAAAACAGCACGCACGATTGGCGGTGTGGCATTTGATGGCTCCGCCAATATCAACCTGCCGGGTGTAAACATTGCTGGTAACCAGAACACCACGGGGAATGCTGCTACCGCGACAAAACTTGCGACGGCAAGAAACATCAACGGTGTTAAGTTTGATGGCTCAGGCGATATCAACATTAATACATTGGTATCTCGTGGCCGAGTTACGGCGTTAAGCGGCTCTACTCAAGGCACTGCTGGCATTCAAATGTACGAGGCGTACAACAATAGCTACCCGACCACGTATGGCAACGTATTGCACATGAAAGGTGCGAGTGCTGCTGGTGAGGGCGAGTTGCTTATTGGCTGGAGTGGTACGAGCGGTGCACATGCGCCAGTTTTCATTCGCTCCCGAAGAGATAACACAGATGCGGCATGGTCAGCGTGGGCGCAGGTATATACATCAAGGGACTCCATTCCTGGTGTGAATGCCACTGGCAATCAGAATACAACTGGCAATGCAGCAACCGCTACAAAACTACAGACGGCAAGAACTATCGGCGGAGTTAGCTTTGATGGTACTGCGAATATTAATTTACCTGGTGTTAACGTTGCGGGTAACCAGAACACCACGGGGAATGCTGCTACCGCGACAAAACTTGCGACGGCAAGAAACATCAACGGTGTTAAGTTT